TTAGGAAACAATCCTATTAAACTGTTTGATTGCCTCTGCTTCGGTCTCTTCTTTTAAGATATGAGTATACACTTTCAAGGTTATATCGGGCGACGAATGTCCCATGAGGTATTGAACCGATTTAACATCCATCTTGGCTTTGACAAGCCGTGTACAATATTCGTGGCGCATACTATGGGCAGTGACTTCAGGCAATGGTTCATCATGGCAACTATTATAGGCTTTGATTAGTCCTTCAAAAATTCTAACAAGGTTTTTATTCGTATAGGGCCTTCCAGTTTTTGCTATGAACAAGAAGTCGGCTTGCCCATCTATTATTCTCTCTGCTTTTACAATCGGACGTTGTTTTATCGCTTCTTCAAAAGCAATGATGGCGTCTTTAGATAATGGGATAGTCCTTATCCCACTTTCTGTTTTTGTAGGTGCTAAATACAGCCCGCCGCTCTTTCCATCGTACACCATCTGATGAGATATAGTAACAGTGTTGTTATCAAAATCAAATGACTTTTTTGTTAGCCCGCATAATTCTCCTGCTCGAAGTCCGGTCTCGTGCAAAAGCATCACCATGCCAACATGCCTTTTATATACTCGACTAGATTTCATGAACTTGATCAGATTTTGATACTGCTCTTCTGTTAATATTTCTTTTTCTTTTGAGTCACATTTGACAACTGTATTTAATTTAAAAACGAATGGATTTCTAGGAATTATATTCTCATCAAACATTTCTTGAAATGCCGGTCTAGCTAAAGACATGACATCTCTGATTGTTGTATAACAATATCCTTCGTTATCCAATTCTCGTGCAAATTGTTTTACATCGCGCACTAAAATATCAGTTGCATTCATTTCCCCAATTAGGTGATTCTGAAAGATTTTCAAATTCTGCGATTTTGTTTTATAGCTGCTTGGCCTAATAGTAAGTTTTGTTTCTTCGAGATGTCTTTTTGCTAATTGGTACACTGTGATTTTTGAAGTAGACGTTATACCCAAATTAAGTTTTTCTTGGATTTCAGCTTCTTTTTCTCTCAATTCTTTAAGTGAAGTGGCGTATATTATTGAGCGTTTTCCAAGTTTGTTTGTCCATCTATATTGGTATCTCCCATCCTTTCTCTGGCTCTCGCCGTCTTTTAAAACTTTGCCATTATTATCTTTACGTCTTATCATGATGCAGAACTCCTTACGTTATATAAGAAGCTCTGGTGTGACACCATGAGTATACCACATCAGAGCCTATATTTCAAACAGAATACGTTTGATCTATATATTTTTCGAGAGCTTTACGTTTGATAAGACGTTTATTCCCCACCCAAAGTACCAATGGACAGTTTTCATCATCAGTAATCGCTCTTAGTCGGCAGACCCCAATCCCCGTGTAAGCAGCCGCTTCATCTAACGTCAGGGTCGTCTTTTCCCAAATTGGGACTTCCTTCATTCAATCACCTCTCCATCTTCTCTTCTCCATACCTTGCCACACATACATTGTAAAGTAGCATAGCACGTGTCATAAGGCCAACTCCGCCGATACGAGGGGTTACTTTGATATCTTCCATCTCATAAATATCATCGGCACAGTCGCCGTGTTGCTTTCCGTTCTCGTCATAGTTGATGCCAACATCGATGCAGACTTCAACCCGATCAAGACCAAACGGTGTGATAAAGTTGCGCTTGCCCACAGCAGAGATGACCACATCGACCATTTCAAATCCAAGAGTAGTGGCCTTCATGCGGGAACCCGTGCTATTCACAGAGATCACATTACAGTGCCGTTTAATCAGCATATCAACCAGCGGACGACCAACAATATCAGATTGACCGCATACGAGTACATTCTTGCCATCCAGATCGTAACCGATGGAGTCAAAAATCTTCATAACGCCCAGCGGAGTGCAGGGCTGAAATTTAGATGTAGAATTAAAGCCATCAACGTCAAGTTCATCTGGAATACAAATATTTTTAGGGTCGATATGTTTTGGCAACGGAAGCTGAACAATGATACCGTCCACATATTCCCAATTATAATCTTCTAAGATCTTGTTGTTCAATTCATCTTCGGTAATATTTTCTGGCAGTTTGACAAGCTCCACTCCGATTCCAACCTCTTCACAGTCACGCAGCTTGCCGCGAATATAAGCATTGGATGCAGGGTTGTCCCCTACTTGATAAATATGTAAAATAGGAGCATAGTCATCTTCTGCGATGACATTCTTGATTTTATTTTTGATATCCTGTGCGATAGATTTGCAGTCAATAATCATTGTGAGTCTCCTTTATAAGAATGTCTGAAATAGTTTCCTAAGCTTTGCGCTGAGAGCGTCATTTTCAAGATATGATGAAGAATTCAATCTGAACTTTCTGTACGGAACGTTTTCAGATGATAGATAAACATCATAATTGATGTCGTTCATTATGATGGACTCATTAGTGACAACTTTGGCGGTCGGTAAAAAACATTCAAGTAATGAAATATCATAATTGAAATCCTGACAAAGAGATTTACCAAAATCATCAATATCTGGAATCTTCTCATTATCGATATAGTCCCAAATATATTTTATTCCAGTTAGACCATCTTTCATGAGGCTATCCGTTTTTACCATTTTGTGTAGGTCTGTATCAATCAAAATAAATCTACTATAGAATCCAGAAAATCCTCCATTAGACTGTAAAAGCAGCTTCATATGTTTTCTCCTTTATACTCACTACTACTATACAGAATATTTCGTAGCTGATTGATAAAACCATCAACAACGCATTCACTGCAATCTAAATTAACCGTACACATGCCACAGCTATCAGTATAATGGTGCAGTAGATCTTCGATTGATCTTTTATAATATTCTGTTTGGTCTTTATAAAACCCTAATTCTTTACCATCCAAGTTCAACACCACCTTCGTTTACAATATAGATGCCGTTGTCTTTAAGATATTCTATAAATTCTTCGTGTGGCAACTTATGTGCAAGTTCACAAATAGTGTAACTGCTTCTGCCTTTCACCCATTTTGTTTCTTTACGCAAGTTAGACCATTGATGTACACGAAATTCCTTGCAACACCATTTTAAATGAAATGCATCTGCACACAAATCACAAATTGGTATCTCTACATAAAAGTCACCCGGATAGCGTTTTCTTCGCCACCATTCCATATCATAGAATACAATACCATAGAGTTCAGGATAATCTTCAAATCCATGTTCTCTAAGGTAAGTAAAACTCAATCCATTGATAGTCCATTCTGGCGACCTTGGAACTGTATATCGAAGCTGCGATTCTGTATGTGAGATACAGGCGTTGTTATATTTTCCGTCGATGCCCATAATGTACCAGTCGGATCTATAATAGCCTATTTGTTTAGTCACAACTAATCACCTCCCCCGTATCATCACCCAACGGCCACGTGCATCCATAAAATGTTCCCAAATTTTCGATTTTAAAATAGTACCATTTTTTCGTCACGTAGTCATAAATACTGTAGCAAGTGCAGCGGCCATCCGGCCAATGGTTCTTTTTAATAGCATCAATATCAAGTTCTAAAAATCGTTTGATTTCGGATAATTTATATGAAGCAAAAATATAATCCCATGGGCCACGCCAATGGATAAACCACATGTGCTCTACGAAGTTCGGCCATTCTACAGAAAATCGTTCGACTGGTTTACTTCTGCCAAAATTCTTATATTGAAGAAAATAGTTGCTGATACCGTGTACACCAGTCCAATAATGGTCTTTAGTGCAGATGAAATGAGAATAGCTTTCCCATTCTGGATTTTGTATTTCCCAGTGATTCTTTTCGATTGAAAATCTATTGTCCATTCAATCTACCTCATAAAAGTCTAGTTTTACCGTATTTTTCGCTAATTTTTATAGCGATGATACGTTATTTATTTACCATTCGTAACCGTTTCTCCATAAAGTCGTCCCATTTCATACCGAGAGGACTACCGTCAACATCCACACAGTTGCCATAATCATCACGATAAACGGCAGGTTCTGTCGGCTTACCATAAAATGGAATAGATTCTTTTGGGACAATTTGAATTTCTTTGTTAGGATCATAATTAAAATCGTGAGTTCCATCGCAAGCCACGATGTCCCCATCTGGCATTATATAAACCGGCTTGAAAAATTTCTTATTTAGATTATCAGATGTATCGAATGTGACACCAGTGATTTCCCACTCGTCATACCAATGTTTGCTCATTTTTCCACCACATATAAATATCTTCATTTCGGATTCGCAATCTAGTTTCTTTTTCAAAGAAGCATTCATTTGTACTATCCCAAATTGCCATGACACAAATATTATCATTCCCGTATGGTTCATACCCATAATATTCGTGAAATTGAAGTAGTAGCCGAAATGTTTTGTTGTTCTGTCCATAAGCAGGGATTGGTTCGTCTTCAGTTTTTATCCACATCGAATTCTCCTAAAACATACATTTTAATTCCCAAAGATTTCGCTTCTTAAAATAGGACGATCATAACTTCTTACCCAGTGTTCACACTCCGGGCATTTAATTTCATAGTACGGGTCAAGACTTCGTGCCATCAACATATCTTCACTATTATCAGACCAAAACTCACACCCGCAATCACATACAAAATGATACGCCAGCTTTACCGGTTCCTTTCTGTGTTCAATAATTTTGATTGCCATTATTCTTCTCCTTCGCTCAAACTCTTTAAGACTTTCTGAATCCTATAGTATCTACCTAGCGGTGTTTCAAAAATAGACCTCAGCCATTCAAAGAAGGTCTGCTTGCCAAATACTTCATTATAATCTGCAATATCAATTTGCTTTGCGGTTTCACCACATTCAGGACAAGTGTATCGCAACTCAAAATTGGCAGCTGTAGCATAATAGTCCTTATAGATTGAGTCGAAATGTGTCGTCAGCATAAAAATCACAATGACAATGAGGACACTTGAATTCAACTGCAAATTTTTGAGGTTCTTGCTCGTGGCCGCGCTTTACAATTTTAGTTGCCATCAGGCACCTCCACGGTAAAAATATTTTTGTTTGCTTCTTTCCAAGAAATAAACTCAGTCCCGGCAACTTCTGCTCTACATCTATAGCATCCAATCACATTATTCTCAGGAATATCCAAGTCAGGATTTTCAAAAGAAGCTACTCTAATCTTAGTTGTACAACCGCAGTTCTTACAAGGGAATACAATTACTGGATTTTTCAAGCTGTCAGTTTTATGCATACTAATACCTCAATCTACAAACACAAATGGGGCACTAAAAAAGTTCTCCCCAACAATCATATTTTCTTCAGATAAAGAAACCTTGATAACTTCATCGTCAGTATGCGTTTCATCATATTCTGCTGTATCGCAGAGCTTGTTAAACTCTCCGTCATTCTTAACGAACAGTGTTCCCTTCCCAAGCTCAATTGGTTTCTTTTCTTCTCGAATATGTGCTTTCATGCCGCCTCGATTCTTTCTTTAGCAATCTTAAAATATTTTTGGTCAAGTTCTATACCAATGTAATTTCGTTCAAGATTTTTAGCAGCAATACCGCTTCCTCCAACTCCCATGCAGTTATCAAGAATGGTTTCACCCTTATTTGTGTAAGTGTTGATAAGCCACTCCATTAAAGCCACCGGTTTCTCGGTTGGATGGAGCATAACGGAGCTGTGTGCTCTTTGGAATGTCACCAGCGATTTCGGATACTTCTTCGTATCTCCTACTCTCATTGCGGAGGCTTGATTTGTAGAATCGAAATTCCCATAATTGTTATTTTTACGGTTGCCTTCTTTATACTTGGTTCCCATACCATGAAGTGGCTCGCCTTCAGTGAATTGAGGATTATATGTAGGAAGCTTTCTATAAAAGACTACGATTTCTTCTGTACTACGAAGCGGCATTCTCTTTGCATTCAAGAACCCAGAAGAAAGAACTTTGTCCCAAACAAGATTATATCGCCACATCTTACGATTGCTTTCCATAAGATCGGCCATAAACATGCCATCAGCGAATAGACAGATTGCACCATTATCCTTAATGATTCGGTTGTATTGTTCCCACAGCTTATCGAAAGGAATCACAGAATCCCATTTATTATGAGTGACACCATAGGGCAAGTCACAAAGAATCATATCGATAGATTTATCTGTGATTTGTGGCATAATTTTCAAACAATCATCATTATAAAGTTCCATTCATTCACATCCTCTTATTCCTCCCACCCACCCATAAAATTTACCTTTTACCGGAATGAATATTTCGTTCTAATCGAAGGTGTTTCTACACTTTTTGCAGGATTCTCCAGCGTTGCAGCCGATGCGATAATTTCACCGATGCTCTTCTGGAATTCCTGCAATTTCTTCAATTCGCTTTTAATATCAACTTTCACTTCGACATTTTCAATAAACCCAATGTCCTCAAGACATTTACAGTAACCGGCAATCTCGTTATAGAAGATGTGGTCGTACTCTTCCAAAAGCGTGTGCTCGTCAAACAGCTTTACTTGCCATGCAATTCCAAATGGAGCTTCTTTCTCGTAATGAGATTCGATAATATAATACTTCATTATATATTCTCCTTACTTGATGCTGTCCTTAGCTTTAACCCTCTTTAAAACATCAGCTTTATTCTCTTACTGTTTTCCGGTACTTCCAAAACCACCGGCTCCGCGCTCAGTTTCGTCCAATTCGGAAACTTCTTTAAAATCAGCCTGCCAAAATGGAACAACTGCCATCTGAGCAATGCGATCACCATGAGTAATCATCTGCGGGATATTGGAGTGGTTATGTAGCGCAACGATATACTCTCCACGGTAATCTTGATCGCACACGCCAATTTTGTTCGCAGGAGCAAGTCCAAGCTTAGTTGCCATACCGCTGCGAGCATAGATAGCGACATACCAACCTTCCGGCGGAGCCATTCGCAGACCAGTATGAACCTTAACGGTTTCACCCGGCTGAATCATGATGCAGCGGTCACCATTCTTGTTTACCATCGTTGCATCATCAAACCCGATATAAGCATACAGGTCTGCACAAGCAGCGTTTTTTGAGCCATAAGTCGGCAGATGAGCATCTTCGTGCAGTTTATTGATTTTAATGTTGGGGCGATACGGCATCCGACTCATGCCATAGCCAAGATTAGTAGTTGTGTTTCCTAAATCCATATTATTTTCCTTTCTCTTCTGGAGTCCACCAAAGGACTGGATTATCTTTTCCTGCGCTCCTCCAAATATCAATCACCCTCTGATTTGAGCTTCCCATATATGGAAGAGAAATATCTTTTTTCGCCTCAATAAAAGGACCATCAACAAGAACTGTTGTGTATGAAAAAATGTTGACAAGAATGACGCTATCCCATGATTCCATCCATTCTTGTCGCAGTTCTTCATATGTGTACCCCGTCCATAACCAGATATCTTTTTTTCGCCCAAACTCTTTGTAAACACATTTGCAGATACGAAAGATTGTAGTTCTATTCTCCGGCAAGAGTGGATCTCCACCAGTGAGAGTCAGTCCCTGAATGTAATCAGGTCGAAGTAAATCTACAATTTTATCAAGCGTTTCATCTGTGAATGGCTGACCACCATTCGGGTCCCATGTAGTAGGATTCTGACAGCCGGGACAATGATGATCACAACCCTGCACGAAAAGTGTGACGCGCACCGACGGCCCATTTGCTATATCACATGGAACGATTTTAGCGTAGTTCATCCTGAAAATTCTTCTCCTTTACTTTAGATTTGTCTCTTGTGAAAATTATTTGTTCTCCGTTACAGTCAACTTGTTTTTCATGGTCGATTGCATGTCTTGCTTGCCCGTATGTCTTTCCTAAAAAGTCAGCCACCTCTTGTATTGTCCAAAACAAATACCTTCCGTCCATTGAATAGATAGGCTTAGATGCGGGGTTATCTTTTCCTTTTCTCTTTCCTAAACTTGCTTGTCTTAGCTTTTCTATCTCTTCCGGTGTCTTTTTTCCCCATACCATGGAAGTTCTGCCCCTCTTTTCCCATACCAATGGTTTTTCTCTCCAGACATCCATTCGCTTCGCATTTTACTTAAACGAGCTCTTGTTTCTTCTGAAATATTAGGGTGAATTCCTTTGTGAGCTTCAGAAGATTTCTTACACCACTCTTCACTACGTTTTTTCCCTTTAAATGGTGATGGTTTTCCATACCAAGGATTATCTTCTCCTACCCATCTCCCCATTCGTTTGTTTCGTTCGCTCATTTTATCTTTTTGTTCTTGAGTGTATGTAAGATGGACTCCATACATTGGATTATTCTCTCCTGCCATTTTCCCCTTCAAAGCATCTGACATTTTTTCTTTTGCTTCTTCTGTATGGTGCTTTCCATACATATGATTGTCTGGCCCAAACATCTGAACACCAAGACCACCCGGCAAAATATTGTAAAATAATCTATCTTCTACTGCATTGTTTTCTTTTATCCAATAACGTTCTTTTTCGTTTAGTTCCTCATCCGAGTAGCACCATTCCAAAATCGTCGTTTTAAAGTTACTAAATCCATATTTATCAAATGCCTGTTTTAATATTTTTCCAGATCCTTTATAATATGGATCGAATTCTTTTGAATGATGTTGGCCTATGTATTTTCTTCCATCAACTAAATTTTCTGTAATATAAATATAACCTACTGGCTCAGATTCGGTTTTTAACACATCTTTTGAGTCTATAAAATCACATCCTTTCAATTTTCATGTAATTCATCTTAAATAAACCTCGTCCATAGACTCGCACATACGATAATAAGAATATTCAGTGCAACGACAGTCCACTTTACATATTTAAGTTTGATGTCGTACATTACAGTATTACGTAAGAAATCGTATAGAATTTCTTCAGAGCGGATAACTGCGGCTGTAAGAATCAAAATGATATACGATTTAACAAGTAGCCAAACAATCTCAATCAGCATCGATTAGCACCTCCTCGATAGGAATAATCTGACCATCAACGTAGTAGCACATCTGACCGTGCTTATTATAATAAGGAGACATATAGCCGTAGCCTGTGTAGCCTGCACCTTTTCCGAACAAATAATACATGATGTGTGTATCCTTGTCGTACACCATAGGAGTGTCACCGATACGATAGAACCAACCATTCTCTACAGCTACATTCCCTACTGAGTCTTTCACACTTGTACTGCATCCAGTCAGTATAATCGCTGCTAGAAGTACACATACGGCAGTATTTTTGAAAGTCTTAAACATACTTTTCCTTTCTAATAAAAGCGGGATTCTATTAAAAATCGCCAAAAACTTATTGCGATAACACGTTGATTAAATTTAACTAAAATCAGGATTGTTTTCATCCCCTGTCACATGCATCGCCAATAATCAGGCTTGTCGATAACATCGCAATTTAAATCGTACCATTGAGTGTTCCAGCCCATAAAACCAATTTCTGATGGTCCATCATTACCGTATCTGATGTAGACATTATCAGAACAAAGTTTATTATTTACCACTGGTTCTCTATCTTTTACTCGAATCCACCGTGGATCATAATCAACTTCCTTATAGGATGAAATCTCGATGCTATGATAACAATTGGAAAGTTCCATACGAACATCATCTTCAATGGACTTAATATTTTCTTTATCGATCTCATCAACTAAAAGTTTAATGGTCACTTTCTTCACGTTCATTCTCCTTTAAATACCGCCATGCATCAGGCACTTTTAAATAATCAAGCACACCGTCCGGCATCCAATTTCCTTGCTTTGAATACCACACTCTAGTTTCTCGTTCTCCGTATTTTGCTATGACAGTGCTATAAGGCTTCGGAAGATTTATCGTCGGGACATTCCAGTCATCCAACTTAGTTTCCGGCCAGTCAATTCGAGTGCCACACTGACCGCAATAACTATTTCGATTCCCATCTTCATTACAAAGATACTCGCCGCTGCCACAATACTGGCAAGCGATAATGCCTTCCTCTACAAAAGGATTGTTAATCATGTTCAGCCTCGATTTCTTTCCATCCAATAAAATCACAAACACAAAGCTTTTCTGGATCACATCTGTGGAGCAAGAATTTATTTTGTCCAGAAAGCCTAGATCCACCAGATACTTCAGCGGGTTTACGCCCATCTCTAAACATTTCGGAAAGAGTCCATTCCTCAACAGCAGATAAATCAACATCATAAAAAGTGATGTAGCGATCACATCCACGGCATTTAAAAATTTTTACGTATTTCTTTTCCATGTCAATTACTCCTGTGGATCATCGGGCAAAAACATCCAACGAGTTGGCTCTACACGACACCAATTACGGTCAACAATATCATACCAGTGCCCATTCTCGTGATAAAATACTACCGCCTTCCCCATTTCTGGGTCATAAACAAGAACAGGCTCGCTTTCACAAGTCTTTGGATTAGTTTTGGGCAAATCTTCTTTTACGCTAATCCACGAATCACTGCCAAAGGATTCCGCTTGGAAAGTCTTGCAAAATACGCCTTGTTCGTTTTTCAAAAGAATACGTTCAGCTTGATTGAATACATCATCAGGAACAGAGAGTTCAATTGTTCCGTTGTTTTTCTTTGCAATTACGTTAATAATGAACTCATCCGCATCCATATTAGCCAGCCTCCTCTTTCTCTTTATCATCAAAAAAAGATTCATAATCAAACCACTTATCCTCAAGAATATTGCCGATAATCTTTACTGTACTGCCCCAACCTTTAGTTGCAACACGGACGTATTTCCCTTTCTTGCCCTCATACGTACTACAGCCAACCGTATCCATAATCCGCATGATGGCCTCAATGCCGGAAGCATAACCTTTAAAGTCTTTTGCTCCTACATATCCTTTACCAAGGACGTAGCCACCATAGCAACAACAAGGGCCATGACCATCAAGACTCAGATAAGAAACAAGGCAAGCGTGATCTTCCATACTAAGAAACACATTCTTAATTTCTGCATTCCAAATTTCGTATCCTTCAGCCTCAAGCTGCTTTTTTGTCCATTTCTTCATATATTTACCTCACAAAACGGCACTTTTATCGTGAATGAACTTCCATCCAAAGATTTTTCAACGGAATTCCATTTATCTTTTTTCCTTCAATATATTTTATTTCATATGGATTATTATTGCATCGATTATATCTTATTGTACTCTCCACTTCATAATAAGTGTTTTCATTTACAATCTCGCAAGACGCCCAATTGTCGGTTTCGATAATGAGCATTTCCTTGTATGATGGGTTAAATAGATGCTCAATATTAAAGTAACATTTTGACTCAACACTCATAAATTACCCCACTTTTCACGACCGCAGGTATCACAGACAAAGTGCCATTTATCGTGCAAGCTGTGGTTATCATCATAAAGCATTATTCCACCACATCTACTGCATTCTGGAAGGAACCAACGGAGTAGACGTTTCAAGAACTTAATCATCTTTACTCCTTCTTCTCAATAATATCAGCCCTTTCCATAGTCTCGAAGAAATCTTCCATAATGGCATCAGCCATCTTACCAGGAATTTCAGGAAGATCTAGTCCAAAATCTCTAAAAGCACAGTGTAGGCAGCCCCATGGAGTTAAGGCGAATTTTTTATAAAAATCATCATCAGGATTGTTTTCTTTCGAATCCAACATATTCGTCTCGTACTCAAACTGTTTCACTTCATTCTTGGTGAGCCATTTCTGCCACTTACCACAAGCAGAGCAATACAGACCAATCTGGCTACCTTTACTCTGGATAAAGAAGGATTCACTGCCACACTTACATTTGAAGTCCATCTCAGCCACCTGCCTTTTCAATGCTCTGAATCATACAGCTCATGTTAGGATGAGCCTTTTCAAAGCGATAATGCGCCTTGTTTATAGCATCATTCTGATCCTGCGCCTTTACCATATATGTATTGAATGCCTGATTCCCATCATCGTAGTACATTACTTCAACAGACCAATAATCCATAAGACTCCTTTCTTTATCGACCGTTATAAAAATCAAACTCAACATCAGAAATAATATCTTCCATTTCATTTTGACTAATATTGTTCGCTTGTTGTATGACTCGAATAATTTCGAGAATCAACTGACGTATACGTTCCACATCCATGTTTTCATGCCACCACACCCACCCTGCTTGTTTATTTACTTACCTCGGCTACCCTTAATGAATCGTTCCAGAAAAACTAGAGCCAGCCAGATGCCTGTCGCCACTTTAACGGTAAAAGTGATATTCAGCAGCTTAAAAATCAGCCAAATAATACCAATCGTGATAATCCACGAGGTAAAATATGTAGCTGCCAGAATCAGAACGATTCCCAGAAAAAAACCAAGTGCCTTAAAGAAATTTTTCCATGCGTTCAATTTATCACCTCTATTTCTAACGATAACACGTTATATTTTATTAACACATTTACGCTAAAATTTTCATTTTATATAACCCCACCAACCCACCGCTTATACATTATTTAATTGTCGCTCAAATGAACCACTCGATCTCGAATTTCCTGAGTGCGCCCCTGATTCCAAAAATTGGTTCCCAGGTAACCACAAGTACGTCTTACGACATTCATTTTGTTCTGGTCACGATTACCACAATTCGGGCACTCCCATATAAGCTTGTGGTTTTTCTCATCTTCTACAATTTTAATTTCGCCGTCGTAGCCGCAGCACTGGCAGTAGTCGGACTTGGTGTTCAGCTCCGCATACATGATGTTGTCGTAAATGAACTGCATAACACTAAGCACCGCAGGAATGTTCTGCTGCAGATTTGGCACCTCGATATAGCTAATCGCCCCTCCTGGAGAAAGCTTCTGGAACTCGCTCTCAAACTTTAGCTTAGTGAAAGCATCGATATGTTCACGGACAACGACATGATAAGAATTTGTTACGTAGTCATGGTCAGTAATATCTGGAATCATACCAAACCGCTTCTGCAAGCAACGTGCAAATTCATATGTAGTGGACTCCAAAGGAGTACCATACAGAGAGTAATCGATGTTTTCAGCGGCCTTCCACTCGTTACACTTATCATTCATGTGCCGCATAATTTCGAGAGCAAAAGGTTTAGCATCAGGATCGGTGTGGCTCTTGCCGGTCATATACTTCACACACTCATACAGACCGGCATAACCCAGGCTGATGGTGGAGTAGCCGCCGAAGAGCAACTTGTCGATCTTCTCGCCCTTCTTTAGACGAGCTAATGCACCGTACTGCCACAGGATAGGGGCCATATCAGAAGAAGTGCCGAGTAGACGCTTGTGACGAATCTGTAGAGCTCGATGACACAATTCGAGTCGTTCATCGAAGATTTTCCAGAATTTATCCTTGTCCCCTTCTGAACTGCAAGCCACGTCCACCAGATTGATGGTCACGACGCCCTGATTGAAGCGGCCATAATACTTATGCCCCTTAACCCAATTCTTGGCACTAGCTACGTTCTCAGTGGTGCGGTCAGGAGTAAGGAAGGATCTACAGCCCATGCTAGGCCACACACCGCCTTTAAGCTCCTTCATAACCTTTGCGGAAATATAATCAGGAACCATTCGCTTGGCAGTACACTTAGCTGCCAGCTCAGTCAGGTAATAATACTTAGAATCAGAATGAATGTTATCCTCATCAAGAGCATAAATGAGCTTTGGGAAGGCCGGAGTGACCCATACACCAACTTCATTCTTTACACCCTGAATGCGCTGTTTTAACACTTCTTCAACAATTAGAGCCAAATCATCACGAGTTTGACCTTCTGGAACTTCATCGAGGTACATAAACACGGTGATAAAAGGGGCCTGGCCGTTTGTCGTCATCAAAGTGACAACCTGATACTGGATGGTCTGCACGCCACGAGCAATTTCTTTATGTAAACGATCTTCTACAATTCGATTGATAGTTTCAGACTCCGGCATCTTATCGATTTCATTATTCTGAACCATCTCGTAAAATTCTTGGTGTACTTCACTTGTGATCTTCTTGCGGGAAACATCTACGAATGGAGCCAGATGTGAAAGTGTAATACTCTGACCTCCAAATTGCATCGAAGCTACCTGTGCAATGATCTGGGTGGCAATGTTGCAGGCGGTGGAAAAGCTGTGAGGTTTTTCAATATAGGTGCCGGAGATGACGGTGCCGTTCTGGAGCATATCTTCAAGATTGACCAGATCGCAATTATGGCAGTGCATCACAAAATAATCTTTATCATGCACATGAATTAAACCACTTTTGTGTGCATCTCGGATATCCTTTGGAAGTAGAAGTCTGTCAGTTAGTTCCTTAGATACCTCTCCGGCCATGTAATCACGTTGCGTGCTATTGATGGTTGCGTTCTTATTACTGTTTTCCTGATTGATTGCGTCGTTCTGGGCATCAAGAATTTCAAGAATACTTGCGTTGGTTTTCTCTTTATCTCGAATTTCCTGACGATACTGCCGCCACTGACTATATGCATTTGCAACGTCAATAAACGGGCTATTTGCTAGACTGTCCACTACGATATCCTGAATCTGCTCAACAGAAAGAATGCCCGGCATGTCTGCGATATAGTCAGCAATCGCATTCGACACACGAGCGTCGATACTACCCGGTGTACAGGTCATCGCCTTCTCGACTGCATTCACAATCTTACTTTTATCAAAAGGGACTTCCGTTCCATCGCGTTTAATCACATATTCCATGTAATCACCTCTTACTCAGCATCCTGCGCATCGTTCTTTTCAGAAACAATCGTCGAATCGCTTACAAGGTTCACATTCTTAGTGACCTTTGCATCGTAACTGTTGGCACGGACAATTTCCTTCATATCAATGCCAGTTGCTTCACGAACGGCCTCAAAAGTCTGAGCCATGACTGCTGGGACATTGCCGGAAATCTCAGAAACACCATTTGCGTTACTGCCAATGATGGAAACCTTGTCAATGGACGCCAGCGGCTTTGCAACCTCAGCTGCAATGCTAGGAAGAATCTTAATGATCATTTCACCCATAGCCGCACCATTGTACTGCTTGTAAGCTTCGGCCTTCTTCAGCATAGCTTCTGCTTCAGCAAGACCCTTCTGCCTGATGGCCTCAGCTTCCGCCATGCCAACCATACGGATGCCTTCTGCCTCCTGTTCCTTAGCGAACTTTGCGGATTCTGCAGAACGCTCTGCTTCGTACTTCTTTGCTTCAGCTTCCTTCTGACGCTTATACAGGTCGGCGTCTGCCTGCTTGCGAATCTCCGCATCCAGCTTTTGCTGACGAACTTCTGCTTCCTGAGCGGCCAACTCAACCATCTTCTTCTGCTTTGCAATAGCTGCGTCAGCTTCAGCTTCCTTAATTTCCTTATCACGCAGATTCATTTGAATCTCACCAGCAGCTTCTGCATCAGCATTTGCCTTATCAGCCTCCGCCTTCAGAGCGGCCTGAGTCAGAAGATACTCATTGTTGCGCTGTGCAATAGCGGTCTTGGATTCAATTTCCTTTTCATTTGATTCACGAGCAGTATCCGCCTTAGCACGAGCAATATCACGAGCGGCTTCGGCCTTAGCAATCTCTGCCTGTTTCTTCACCAGCTCTTCCTGCTGAACACCAATTGCCTCAATGACACCATGATTATGACCCTGAGCATCAATAGCATCCTTAATATCCTGAACATTGAAAGTAACAACTTCCAGACCCATCTTTGCTAAATCAGGACGAGCATTCTCAACAACGGAAATTGCCATCTGTTTACGATTGGTCAGGATATCATTGACAGTCATCTCAGAAACAATCTCTCGCAGATTGCCCTGAAGGACATCGTTGATCTTTTCGTTAATGCCATCTTCACTCATGCCAAGGAAGTTGGAAATAGCAGCCTGCTGACGAGCACTAATATAAGTCTTTGCATCCTCACAACCGGCACTCTTAATCTCATCATCAGTTACAGTAGAGTTCTCAGAGTAAACCTGAACAGTAACAACAGAGTCCAGCCACAGAGAAACACCCTCTTTAGTCTTTACACCGGTTTCAGGAGTCTTGACATCAATCTTGAGCAATCGCATATTCAGACGGTCAGCTCGCTGAATAACCGGAAGGACGAACACGCCACGACCACAGATAACTTTCGGCTTAGACAGTCCAAAACCTGTTACGACGATTGCCTGAGTAGGAGGAGCCTTCTTATAGCAAGTAAATGCAAAGGCGATCAGAAAGACAACAACGACAGGAATTGCAATAAACATCATATTCATGTATTTTTCTCCTTGATTATCTTAAAACAAATTTGGCAAAGCCAAAAATCAACATTGTAACAAACAGGGCAAATGCCGCAAATGGTTCTTCCCAGTTGTATCTCATTCTCATTTATGTAAACCTCTTAAAACTTGACCTCATCGGCACAATCAGGGACCACGGCAGTTTCGATGTTTGGAGCATGGATTTCTGGACAGAAAACCAAATCATCCGTATAGTCGGGCTTTGCATGACGAGGAATGTAATCCGACATCGTAGTCAGCTTATCAGTTACCTCGTTAGGGACTTTCTTGAGCGTATCTACGACACTTTCAGCAACCTTCTGCTGTTCCTCTAAAAGCCGGATTTTATAGTCCAAATACCAACGTGACATCGTCAAATCTTGAAGCTGAGAATTGCCATCTTTGTGACCTGCCCGGCTCAGATACTTACCAACATTCCAAAGATAAGCATCCTTGTCTAACTGCCACTCCCGTAGCACTTTGATTGCCTCATAGGGATTGTCTGCACCGCCGTAATAAGACGGGTGCTCGACGTTCTTCTTGATTTCGTCAAGTGTTTGCATCAATAACCTCCTTGTTTTTTTCAATAGGCTTATAAACATCTGCCAACCGAGGATGACGGCCACAGCAGCCACGACCTTCTGGACAGAACGGATACTTCGGATTAGCCTCACAGGAAGGAACCATCCAGTTTGCTACTTCAGGACAAACCTGTGCAACTTCCTTCTTCATTTCTGTGAACATCTCGCGGATTTCTTTTTGAGCCCTAGAACAAAGTCGAAGATGACTCATCTCAATCAAAGCACGAGCGTTCATCGTGATGTAGAATTCTGTACAGCAAGCATTTGGCAGAACTGCACGAGCGTCTTCGTTTTTGGCATTATGATACTTCTTGAGAATCTGATAATCGGTATCAATGTCCGACATCATATTATCGAAAACATCAGCATCTTCACCGGTAAACGGATTTACATACTTGAATCCATCCTCGCTGCAATAACGCTGGCTGCGGCAGCTCATGCTAATATGTCGATGACGACTAATCTGTGCCAGAAGTGCGCGACTCACATCTTTGACATAGAACGTAAAGTTGATGTGTTCAAGCACAGAATAATGACCGCTGGCCTTACATCCCTTAGCAATCTTATAATCGTCAGTCATTGAAGAATCATAACAAATACTCGCAGCTTCCTCTACAATATCTAAAGGATTCTTATCATTTGTAGGAACAACTCGCTGTGTGTACGCAATCAAATCAACAGTCATTCAACTCTCCTTAATATTCGTCCTGCCAGTTTTCAGGAATGTCGTTCTCACCAATTACGATGCAATTTTTAGGTGCGACATTTAAAGTGTACTTTCCATCTTGAACTTTAATCATTACGTTCATAATGGAGACAACTTTATGAATGCTCCAAAGAACTCCGCGACCTTTTCGAGTTCTAGCTCTAAGAACTGTGTCGCCAATATGAATTTCTCTATTAAGAATATCGGTTACCATTTAATCCTCCTTTACTTTAGAAGTGCAAACTTAAACCAATCTGGGAAGCTTGATACTGAAATCCAATATTTGATAAGACAAGATAATAGCCACAACGCAATCATGATTCCGACCGCAATAAGATAATCCTTAAAAATCTTAATGAAAGCGATCCACATCTTAATCCTGTCTCTCATTTACCTCACCTCTTTCAATCAACTCATCCACAGTAACCTCTCCACAGAGAACCTGTTTAAGCTGCTCTTCTGACAACTGATATGTAATCGGATCTCCACATTCAGTGGGATATCGAGCTAAGATTCTATAATACTCTGCAAGGGCTCGTTCCTTACGACCCTGCTCACGATGGTCAATACCAATCATATCGCCCCACCTCCTTCCTCAAATTCTTCACTCTTTCCGGTCACGACATAGATGTCATCTTCGAGATCTTCTTTATCAACAAACGATATTTCTCCTAGCCGCAGACCGCACTTGTTACTTTCTGGTCTGTTGTCAATTATGTAGAAGTCGCCAGCATCACAAAGAACCTTATACCAGTGTCCTTTCTGCAAAGTGGCTTCTGCCGGGCCCCACTCTTTATAGTCCGTTCTGAAGTACATCCTCATTAGAGCTCCTTGTAGGGTTCCATATCACCCTTCCAAATCTGAAAATAAGGATGTGCGTCAATGCCGTAAACCTGACCCTTCATACCGGTACTGGTGATTTTGTAAGGCTTTCTGTCTTCAAGGCTATTGATAAAGTCCTGATACTGAGGACTCATCTTAAAGAAATCTTTCTTACCCTGAATCCTCTTTACCTTAATAGTGACCTCATCACCAATCTTTGGTTCCCACTCTTCAACTGGCATTCCAGCAAGAAAATCGGGCCCACCAGCCTTCTTGATTCGCCTGGCAAGGATTCGTGCTTTACGCTGCTCTCTGCGCCGGTCTTCTCGATTCATCGAATTACTCATATTCTGTTCCTTTCAGCTTATCAAAGTAGGGATCGCCGTCTCGCTTCTCTAATAAGTTGAGCTCCCCGGCGGAGCCTACAGAATACAAACGAAAATTTTTAAAAATCTCAGCACCTTTAATAGTGGCTAGAGATGTAATCACGTAAATGATATTGTGTTCTTCTGTACCATCCATAAGTTGAACTTCAAGTCGTTCTTTCTTTGGGATGGCTAGTTTTCGGAAGTCGTTCATTTATTCCTCCGGCATTTTAAAAATCCTCTCATCACAACAATAGTCGTCAAAAATGTTTCCGATAATCTCGTAGCATCTTGACGCAGTATTATAACTACCAAGAACAATTCCGCGTTCTCCCATACCTTGCCTTGCGTAAACATTAAGGTTTGCGGCATCAATGATTGCCATGCGGTCAAGATTTATAATTTCTCCACCTTGCGTTAAAAGTAGCATTTTAGTCCTCCGGCATATCGAAACTAACACGGCTCTCACAAAGAGCAGTATTAATTTCTTGGATTACTTCTTTTGCTCGTTCTACTGTTTTATATTTACCAAGTCTCATCCATCCATCTTCATCAAAGGTATACGCTCTGATTACTGCTGATTCATCTACAATATGGATTCCAAAACATTTACCGGTGTCAACAACTCCGGTTTGATTCTGTGTTAAAATAAACATTGTAAAACCTCACAAATCTGCAAGCTGTGCAGGAGAATTGATATCTGGACTATCCAAATCCATCCCAAACTCCTTAGACATTTCATTCTTGATTCCCCAAAAGTAACCTTCGGATGGAGCGTAAACAATAGTCCACCATCCATACGCTTCTTTATTCTTAGGCGTGAATTCACGAGTTGGAATTCGATTGCCGCTGAAGCTAATTGTTGTGGTTTTGGATGGATTCTCAACACATTTGTTATCCAGAATCCGAAGAATGTGTTTAATAGACTTCTTGGAAAGATTCATGCCAGCCCTCCCGTTCAGCTTTCCACTGAGCATACTTATCATAAGCAATCTTTTGGGCAAGCTCTCTATTCTCAGCGGTTACATAAATAGTCCATACCATTTCCTTATCGTAAGGAGCCGAATCAAAATAATTAGGTTCCCATTCTTTGTCTTTAATATCTTCAACATCTCTATGGGAACGGATTACGAGCCAGTCTCTATTTTTTTCGTAGTGATAAACCTTCCAAACGCCAATCGGATTTATAATACAATCCTCGTACTCTTCGACATCACCGTCGTAAGCTGCAGCGATTCTTCCCGCTTTTTCTTTATCTTCAGTAATAGTAATAATTCGATAATTTGAATATTTACCTTCGGTTACTGCGTAATAAGTTTTCATAATCCTCTCCTTAGCCGTAGCTTACTTCATTCTTATCGTTTCCACCCATCCAATAAAAGGAATCTTTTAACTTGTTTTTAGGCATAAGACACCTCGTTCTTGTCATCTCTAAATCTTACAAAGGTCGGGAATTGCAGGGACTCAGCGCCAGTTTTCTTGTCACAGCTGACCTCTTTGTATTTACACTCAACAATCTTGCCAATGTAGTCATCAGGATTCGCCCACACAGTAGCTCTCGTAGCGTCATCAAAGCCAGAGCCAATGCGTAGCTCATTACCCTTGTAGTCCACAACGAGAGCTCCCGTCGTGCCAGCCAGACGGTTCTGACCTTCCTCAATCGCGATGATTCGCAGGTCAACAGTATAAAAACGTTTTACTTTCAGGCATCCATTATGTCGTGCCCGGCGGTAAGGGACATCTCTGTTACAGACAAGTCCTTCCCAGTCATTTGCAACAGCATAATCAAGCCATTTAGCAATCTGTGAATGGTCGGTTCCTTCGTAGACCATCTCGACAACTTCAATGTTTTGAAGATTGTGCTGCTTGATTTTCTCTTTCAGCTCAAGAAGCCGCTGTTTACGAACTGAATACCGTTCAACACATTCGTCATTTTCAAACTGTCTCTGTAGAACCATATCGAAAATTACGAACTTGATGCAGCTCTTATCTGTAGAATCGCTGTTAATAATGCCTGTCCCAACAACGAAATTTTTGTTATCTGACAGACCATCGACATTCTTACGAATTAACTCTCCATCAAATACATAACCAAAATAGCCAGTATTTTTAATATCGTTGATAATGTGGTCAAGTCCAGTAAACTTTTGCGCCTGTCTGGAAATGAACTGACCATTGATAAAGGTGCCGCGCACTCCATTTAATTTGCGCGATACAAAAATCATTTCATCCCGCTTCAGTTTAACCTTGTCAATCGGATATCCCTGCTGTACCTCCCAGACAGGAACAATCTCTTCGCCGTACACCTTATTGATGGTAGCTGCCTCGACTCCGATCGGCAGGTTCTTAGTGAACAGTCGTTTCAGAAACTCTTCGTATTCAGGATTTTTATGTAAATAATTCTGGATTGTTGCGATGGATGTATCAGAGCCTGTATTGTGACTAGCACCCATAATATAAAGGTATCCGCAGCTGAGATACTGAACATCGAAATCCGGCCTTGCGGTTACCTTCTTATTGATCTTTGCATTAGACAGGCCAGTAACAATTGCCGGGTCAAGCAGGAATCGGAAGAATGCCATTAACTCATCAGCTTCATCTCCAAAATCCTTACGTGCATCCAGCAAAATGCGGGTCTTGTCCGTCTTTTTCTTTGCTTTCTGCAATGCCTTAACCATCGCATCAAGCTTACCTATGAGCTCTTTATCTGTCATAAAGCCTCCTTGTGTATCCTGTGTTATATAGTTATAGCTAATAAAGAAAGGCTTGTCGTTACGAGCAAGCCTTCTCTTTCTCGTATCCTGTGTTATGCATCTAAAGAGAGAATTTTAAGCCTACGGGATGGAGACTTTTTATAACTATATTATACAGGATACGAATATAATTGTCAATGCTTTTCTGAAAATTCTTTCCGTAAAAATTCCTTCAAGAACGTCCGCTTGTATGGCACCCTCGAAGTCTTTACAGCCCGATCAAGAGCATGAGTTTCGGCGCAAATCACACAATACTTCTTGGCACGAGTAATGGCCGTATAGAGCCATTCTCTCGTCAGCATCAGGTATGCAGAGTTGTCCATACCAACAATCACATACGGAGCCTCACTGCCCTGTAGTTTATGACAACTTAAAGCATAAGCAAGTTCAAGCGTTGCCCAGATGTTATTCCCACCAAAGTAATGCGGAATGAAGATCGTTCCCCATTGGTCAAAATCAACCAGAATAAAACTAGTCTCAATCTTTCGGATAATGCCACGGTTTCCGTTGAACACCGGACACTTCTCTTCCTTTTTCTTTGTCTTGAGATTGTATGTGTGAAGTTCATAATTGTTCTTGTTGATAATGACTTGATCGCCCTCACGCAGAGTATACACTCTATCCTTGCCATCACCATAGATTGTGACCTTTGCTTCTGCTTGACCACGACTCGGATTCACAATTTCCTGAATAGCATTATTGACTTCATAAGTACAGATACTACCACGCAGCTTCTGTGGAAGTACAATCTGAATCTTCGCACTATCATTCCCTACCTTATTATATAAGGTACGGTACTGATTGATGATGTGATTGAATGACTCACTTGCATCTTTATAGATATCAAGCTCCAAATCACGAAGTTCACCACGAATCTCACTACCAGCCCAGCCATAAGGCACCAATTGCGTAGCATTGCGAACCTTGATGCTCTCCGTGATAATTGCAGACTTAGCTGCCTGACGATGGATCTTAGTCAACCGAGCCACAGGAACAACCTTAGATGCAAGCATATCCTTGAAAATGTTACACATACCGATGCTCTCAAGCTGTCCGTCATCACCAATCATGATGAATCGCTTTCCGGTCTCGATTGCCTGAATCAAGTCATAGAACAACTGAGCTCCAACCATAGATGTCTCATCCAGAATGATAATATCTTCTTCAAGAGGATTGTCCTTGTTATGAATGAAACCACCATTCTCAATATCATAACCAAGAAGACGATGAATGGTCTTCCCGTCCTGACCAGTAATCTCCTGCATACGAGCTGCGGCACGTCCAGAGAGTGCAGTCTGAGCGAAAGACTTACCGTGAAGGACCTTTAGAACACCAGCGACAACGGTACTTTTACCGGTGTTGCCTGTGACACAAATTCTTCCATTATATCTTATCAGAAACATATGAGACGGAACCGTAAAACAATACTTATATCCATCGCTTGAACGAACAATATCAATATCGCTTTTACTGCCTTTTGTCATAAGAGAAACTTTTCCATTCGAGTGTTGCACAATATGAACATTATACTCTGTGACCATTCTACCGTGCCGTTCAATATTTGATTCATGTACAACAGAACGATAACCACAAGAAGAAAATGCGAACTGAACAAAATCTGCCGTTTCTTTAATCAGTGTACTAAAATCTTTCCGTCTCCCCTCTTTTACGTGACCGTCCCAATTTAGAATCTCATCGCAAATCACCTCTAGCTGATGATGATTACAGCTATACCAATACGAAGTAAATCTTTTTTCTTTTCTTGGAGCATAAAAGACAAAGTTCGAATATTCCAAGTCTTTTGGATTCCACTGATGCTCATCAAAGTATCTACCACTTTCCAAAAGAAGTCTTCTCATGCGAAGTTTCTTTCGCTCTTTTTTTACGTTTACTCTACACCAAGCTGATTTATGATCCTTCAAAAACGACCCATCGCAAATAACAGCACACATTAGTCTAATATCAGCATCGCTCAAATCGATTCCTGGACCATCATAATTGAACGTTGTTATAAAATGTCCGTTAAACCCAGACTTTCGTTTAACATTTCTTTGATACAACTCCCACATTGGGATTTTAGCTAAATTGTTTTTGCTGGTCAAGTAAACAACATTATGCTCTGCACTCAATAGTTGATTGATACTGCCCGACTTGTTTTTCATGTGATATAGATATTCACATTTAAATTTTACATATTTCTCAGGCTCAACAAGCGTTGTAGTCCCATTTTCATTATATTGAAGAACTTTGTCGCCCTTAACATAATCTTTTATTTTTTTCCATTGGATACCATTAAAGAACTCCATCTCTGCATCAAGGCATCCGCCGTAACCTGTTAAGATACAGACGTTGCTAGAGCATACCTTTTTAATAGCATCTCTCTGCTCTTCAGTGTACTCGATACCAAGTTCATCCTCGGCCTCATTGATTGCTGCATCCATATTTCGACCAATCGGCTCAACAGGAACATCCGCCAGACGCTTGATTTCCTTCGCAATACTATCTTCCAGATTCCACACTCTAGTTAAAGCAAATTCCTGACGGTCATCGCTCCACCAAAGCGTTTCACGAGCATCATGCAAATGGAAAAGTGCCCTTTTGATGACTTCTTGGTCACCCTCATTCAAATCAAGTTCCTTAATACAGCTATTGATTGTCTGGTTTGCCGAGATGATAGAGTTGCCTTCTTCGGCACGGCCAGCAAGAAAGTGCATGACGTAAGCTTCAATTCTAAATTGCGAATTGTGTTTCAACCCCATATTCAGAGCTAGAGCGTCAGCCTTCTTCCAGCCGATGCCATACACATCGTCAATCAGGACGTAAGGATTCTCTTCAATCTTTCTCACCAGAGTGTCTGCACCATGATATTGACGGACAAGCTTTTCAATAGCACTAGGGGTCAGACCGTACTCAATTAGCTTTGTGTACGCATCACTGTTATCAATGTTGTTTTCATAAGTATCAATGATCTTTTGAGCTCTGCCTTCCGTAATACCACTAACAGTGCAAAGCGACTTGATATCACCATTCTTGATAATCTCATACGGATTTTCGAATGCTTCATAAAGTATCTCAAACTGATGGTCGGTCAGGATATAATGGAGAAAGCTTTTCTGTTCTTCCGGGTCAGTAATCTCTTGAAACTCATTCATATAAATGATTTTATACTGGTCACCAAACTTTTCATGATGAACATACTCACCACAGAACGAATAAGTTTTATTCATATCGAGGCTAGGAACGTTGCCCTTTAACCGGAGGTCACTGTATCGACTCATAACAGGATTTCCCTGCTTGACTTTTACCACCTCGGCAGAGAAAGTGGCGAAGCCGCCGGGCTCCACCTCCCTCCCATCTTTCGGATAAAAGACTCGTTTTATCCTGATGTAGCAACGGATCATATTTTCATTGAATTTTTTATCTGCCACTTTATAACCCTCTTACGCTATCTCTCTATCATGCAGCCACTGCTTATAAGGCTTCATCTTCTCAACAATGTACGAATTTTCTTTTCTCTTGCAAAGGATTGCAAGATCGTTACCCTTTGAAATCAGACTTGAATATCGTGCATACTGAGATGCCCAACAAATCATTTCGACAATACCACCTGTCGTGTAAACATGTAAGTACGCAAACTGGTTGCCACGTTTATCCTTCTTTTTTTGGATATCTACGATGACACAAATAGCAGTTGCCTTACCGCCATCCTCTACAGTATCAAGACCAGCATCAATATAGGTGCAAGCATCCTTAATGGGATTGCTAGTCAAAAACATTGAAAGAGTTTCAAATTCCCACATGTGCTCGTCTTGCATATACTTTTCAGCAAACGCCTGCATAAATGCATTCCGCTTTTTGTCTTTTTCTTTCTTTCGATTCCATGTGCCCGCTTCCCAGCGCTCCCTTCTTACCTTATTATATAAGGCAAGTCTGGTTGGTTTGTCTTTAACAGAGTCCGTATCAATGCCGTATTCGTCTTTAAGAATGGAAATCTTAGGGAGAGACGCCATCTCATGGAATCCTTTCTCTTTATACTCATTCTCAAAAACCATATTTGCAAAAGTGATTAAGATTTTTTTCTTATCCTTTGTCGGGATAGCGCCAGCCTTAATCAACTTGACAACATTTGAGGTTCCAATCTTACCACCGTTTGCTCTCTGAACAAAGTCTGCCAGTCCAGAATATGGACGGTCTGCAATCACTCCTGAAGCGACACTCTCACCCATTCCCTTAATGGCTTTCAAACCAAACAGGATTGTGTGCTTTTCCGCATCAGCCTTAAATTCCATATCAGACTTGTTGACACTTGGAGGAAGGACACGAATATGTAGACGGTCGCATTCGTTGATAAACACACCCATTTTGCCAGAATCGTCTTCCTTGGTAATCATACACGCAGCCATGAAATACTCAGTATAATGAGTTTTCAGGTAAGCCGTCAGGTAAGAAAGAAGTCCATACGCAACTGCGTGGCCTCTATTAAAGGAATAAGAAGCCTGCTTCAAGATTAGTGCCCACATCTCAGAAATCTGGTAATCATTCCATCCTTTCTTGTGAAGACCATCTCGGAACTGAACTTCCAAGGATGCCATAACATCTTTCTTTTTCTTGCCGATAGCACGACGAGCATTGTCAACCTCAGTTTCAGGGAATCCTGCATAGCGGAATACCGCTAGTGCCTGTTCCTGATAAAGAAGAATGTATTGCGTCTTAGCAAAAAGCTGTTTGATGTCAGGATGGAGTAGTTTGATAGTCTCTGGATGAAGTTTATTGGAGCAATACGTCGGGAAGCTGTCCTTAGTACCAGGACGATTCGCTGCGTTCACAACAATGATATCCTCAGCATTATCGCACTTTGCTTCAACACACATCTTTCGTGCTTCTGCAGATTCCATCTGGAAAATGCCAATTGTGTTGCCCGACTTGTAGACGGTATCATAGACAGCCTTATCACTTAGATCAAGATGGTTGATATCGACATCTTCCCATGTTAATCCAGCCATCTTTAACGTATCGTCAATAATGTCCAGATTCTCAAGACCAAGGAAGTCCATCTTGACCAGCGACAAATCATCCATGGCATTGTGCATCTCAAGTTGGCACATCTGATTGCCTTCTCTGTCCATACAAAGAGGACAATATTCAATGACAGGCTTGGGCGTAATCAATGTACCGGCAGCATGGCGACCCATACTCTTAGGCAGACCCTCAAGACGCATAACGTATTTGAACCATAGAGGAAACTTGTCATATACATTAGAAAGCTGTTCACTCTTTCCGAGGATATCCTTTAGTAGAACTTCCTTTTCAACTTCTTCGCCAAGATCATCCAGCGTTTTTACAGTCGGAATTAACTTGGCGACCTCATTACGTAATTCATACGGAATCTGCATATAATACGGGCTTTCTGGGTCTTCGTTCAGAACTTTGCCAATATCTTTGATGGCAACTTTTGTAGACAAAGAGTTAAACGTAGCGATAGGAGCAACATTTTCTTTGCCGAAAAGTTCTTCTGCAATAGCAATAAGTTCCTTTCGACGACGTTTAGAGACATCGAAGTCGAAGTCGGCCAGGCTCTTTCTACCTTTGTTTGCAAAGCGAGAGAAGTCAAGATCCCAACGAACAGAGTCAATCTGAGTAACATTCTCCATAAAAAGGCAAAGACAATTTGCGCCAGAACCACGAGAGTACCCACGAGGAATTTTGCGTTCATCAGCCTTTTTGCAAAGCATATACAGCATAATGAAATAGTCAATATAATCAACATACTTCAAAACATCCAGTTCCATCTCAATACGATTCCGCCGGGTTTGCTGTTCCACTTCACTCATCCACCCGAATTTTTTATTAAAAGTGGCATATACAAGGTGCCGAAGATAATCAAAATGAGAATCAAATTTTCCCTCAATTTTCACTTCTGGCATCTGGTTCGGCTGTCCAAGACCGATATCGATATCATCAATCATGTCTGCGATTTTCACAGACATCTCACAGCCTTTTTTGATAAAGTCCTCATCAAACTGCTTTGATAGCGTTCTCAAAACATCGTTTTCAGTCTGAAGATAGCAGTCAACGTAGCTTTCACCAACTTCTCGGCCTTCTCCAATCTCAACAAAGACAGAGTGTGCATCAATATCTTCTTTAGAAAGCATGTGAGCATCGGTCGTAATGGTATACGGCAAGTCGTATTTCCTAATAAACGCCGCAATTTTTGCATTGGCCTCAGCTTGATCTGGCGTATCATGTGACTGTACTTCCATAAACACGTCATCAAAGATCCATTCCAGTTTGTTCCATAACTGCCATGCTTCAGTCTCGTTGCCATCAACAAGTAATCTACTCATTCGACCAACTTGACAGGCTGTAAGACAGATGATACCTTTACCCCACTCGTTCTGTTCAATAATGTTCAAAGAAGTTCGAGGCTTTTTATACATACCATCAACGCAAGCATTTGAAACAATCTTAAATAGATTTTTTAAACCGGTCTCGTTCTTTGCTAGTAAAACAAGATGGTAACGAGGTTGTTTATAGTCTTTTGTATCGGCTTTCTCTGCCTGATTATCTACTTCATAGACTTCACAGCCGATGATAGGCTTAATACCTGCTTCCTTGCAAGCCTTAACTTGGTCAACAAAAGAGTGCATTTTTCCGTGGTCTGTAACCGCGATTGCTTTCTGGCCATTTTCTTTGGCAAAGTTTACAAGTTCCTTGACGGTAAGAATAGAGTCAAGTAACGAACCCTGCGCTGTATGTACATGAAGATTTACAAAATTATCTGACATCTATTCTCCTTCCACCATTAAAACTGATTACGTTCCTTCAGGCGCTTAATCCAACGCTTGCGCTTTTCATCGGCAGTAATATTTGCGTGTTCAAAAAAAATCATAAATACGGTCATCGTCGTCATCAAACAACGCATATAGGCAATTGAGTACATCGCCATATTCTTCATTCAAATCAGCCCACGCTTCACGAATACTTACTGGTGTAGGGTTCTTTTCTATCACGAGCCCGGCGAAGCTTTAATGCCGCCTTTGCAACTTCAGAAGCCTCTTCTGACAACTGCGCTAAAATTTCATTCTCGTCGATATAATCAAGGACTCGCAGACCTTTATTTCTATCTTTAACCATCACTCTTCACCTTGTCTCCAAACTTAATAATGTCATCAAAAAGCATCACATAGTCATCAGTGTATTTATTTCCATGGAAGTGACCAAAATACCAGAACGGTTTACAATCGTTAGGATAACATTCGTATATATCATCAAAGAATATTTCAGTTGACTGGTCTACTGTGCTTTGATCAATACCACCGATAAACAATTCAGTTGGAATGAACCGGAATGGACAGGTATGCGTGAGCATAACATCAATATCATCGATTTGAGGGTCATGTGTAATATTCCAGATCTTTTTCTTAGTCTTTTCACTCGGCTGTTCATTCGGCCACCAGTTCCATCCACGTTCCAACCGATAATATTTATCTACGGAATAAGCTCCGCCGCAAACAAGACAGTTCAGAATTTCCCTATCAGCAAGAATCTGGTAAACTTCGCCATCAATAGCAAAATACTGATTGGGATAATGTGGGTCATGCCACACTTTTCCGCAAATATCTCCACTGATTTCCTTTGTCTTATAGCCATCCTTACGAGACGGGCGGCGTTCGTGATTTCCATGAATGCAGAATAAATTCGCAGGGATGTCCGCAGCAATGGTCTTAATGCTCCATTCACGAGAATCATCCTTGCCGTAGTAATTCAAACCAACATCGCCAAGGCAGATAATCCAATCATTCTTTCCAAGATTGTGTCTAATGCAAAACTTATTTAGCTTTAAGAGACGATTAAAGTCGCCGTGAATATCGCCTGTAATATAAACCATATACTCACCTCACTCAAAATCTTCTTTATCAATCACATAAGTTCGTGGATAAAACCTATCGTTTCTATCACCGAAAATATCAACAAAGTAGACTTTAACAACCTCAAACTTACGATTACACTCTTTGCTTTTTAGCATTTTAACTGCATCTCTTGCATTTTCAGCGTAGATTTCTCTGTGTAAGTTGTGATATTTCTTGAGCGTATAATTATATGTACGGTAATCAATTTTGTAATATCTATATCGTCGTTTTTCCATTTTTCATTCAAAATCAAGAACAATCATATCTCCCATACCTTCATAGAAAACATGATCCATCTTAAATTTCTCACTAACCGATCCGTGGTCAGTTTCGATACAAATCTCCCAATCTGGATGCTGCTCTGCAAATTTATCAAGAATATGAGTCAATTCATCCGGTTCAATAATATGAGCACCATCATTTAAAATCTGATTAAATGCTGTACCTTCCCGAAGTGGTTCTAAATCTGCAATAGTATGTGCAAGTGATTGATGTGCTTTGTCAAGCAAATTTAATGGCAAATCGTAATTACCAACTTTATTCATTGTCAACCAACTCTCCATTCTTTATTTTTACAGCCTTATCGTCCCAATATTCATCAGCCCCAACCTTTCTAGGAGCAGTGCCAAAATGCTCTTTCCACTCAGGAAGACTCTCATTGATGGCATCAAACTGAATACCCCAATCAAAGCAAGCCTCCATTGCATCATACAAAAGCTTTCCTTCCCGACAAGTCCAGAGAATCAGACCAGCACCGTGCTTCTGTTCCTGAATTGCTTGATAAATGACATTCCAGTTTGGTTCACCGATATCAGGATAATTATTCTCACAGAGAGTGCCATCAAAGTCGATGGCGATAGCACGTTTCCAATTTCCCATATCAAATCACCTCAAAATCAACAATCTGCGCCTGCGGAGTAACTTTGTTTCCGTACTGATTTAAAGACAACCGGCATACAGCATTGATGTATTTTTCTTCCTGATCACCATAGAAGTCATTATTGATCCAGCCAATCATCCGGCCATTATCTGCAAAGCACACAAAATCAATGCCTTTTTCTTCATCAGAATACTTCCACATATTGCCGTTCTTGCCCATCGGAGCACATCCACTATGAATCAGCGGAATATTTTTAATGTAGAAATATGGCTCTGAGATTCCCTGTGCCCAGATTTTATGCATTTCATACATGGTCTTCGGCAATGCAACAGTCAGCCTACTATAGTCAAAATCAAAGTCAACCACGATTGCTTTGCTCATCGTGACATCTTTAAGCAGCTCATTACAATCCGCAATCGCCTTTGGCACGTTTTCTTTCTTGATTTTCACACCAGCAGCATTATCATGACCAAGAACTGACTCAAAATCTCCGGTACTCATCAGGAACTCCTTTAAACTTTCAATCGGAGAGCCGTCAGGATTTCTCATTGAACCACCGTAATAGTCCGGTTCATCAGCAAAAGTACGAAGCAATACGCACGGTTTTGCATACATTTCGGCCAGCTTGATTGCCACAACACCAGTCAGAGTGTTATCAAGAATGCCAGTGGAGTTGCAGAAGAGAATCTTATTCTGGTCTGCACCATGCTTTTCAATCAGTTCCTGCAACTCTGCAACAGCCTTATCCTTAGTTTTGTTTTGCTGATATTTACAAGACGAACACTCACGAGCCACATGCTGTGCCAGAGTCTCGTCAATCGTGACACCGGCATTCTTGCCACGAGTCGGAGTGTACTGGAACGTCTGTTCCTCACCGACCATCGCACGGAACATCCGCTTCTTTTGCTCGGATGAGCCAACACGAATCAGTGCGTTCATCATCGGAACGATGTAGAACTGAATATCATTGATAGTCGGGTCACCCTTGATGTTGAAACTATTCGCCTCAACCAGAGCACAAATCATCGGATTTACAATTCGTGCAAGACCTTTTGTGCAAAGGCGCTTTGTCTCATGCGAGTGCATATCCATAACGTCACCGATATTTCCGACTGCCACTAAATCAAGATACCTGTCTGCAACATCAGTCCAATTATCTTCATCAACGGCTTGAAGGAACTTATATACCACGCCAGCACCAGACAGTTCCTTGTTAGGATATGTACCATTCTGGTTATTAACGATTACTGCGTAAGGATTCTCTCTGTCGCAGATGTGATGGTCAAGAATCAGAATATCGATGCCCTTATCACGAAGTTCCTTGCACTGCTCAACATCGTTACTACCAGCATCAGGGATAATCAGCAAGGTAGTTTCAGGTGGAACCTCAATTTCTTTAGAGAGTCCATGTTCCTTGCCACTATGATGCAGAACATTGATTTTTCCAAAATAACCAATCGCTTTCAAATACTGAAACATCATCGAAGCACTTGTAAAACCGTCCACATCACAGTCTACAAGGATAGAGATGATAGATTTTTTCCAAAGGTGTTTATTCAACATCATGACAGCATACTCGATATTGTCCAATTCCCACGGAGAATTCAAGCAAGAATCATCCAGATTCATGTAGGTCTTATAATCCTTGACCCCTCTGTTCTCCATAATCGTTCCAATCGGGTCTGATAGGTCGTTCCTACTCCCCTTCCAGAGTTTTACATTCATTTAATTCTCCTAACACAGTTTTCAATCAATGCCTTAAATTTTTCAGGATTATCAGTCGGGGCTTCCTTTTCATCCAGAATCCCTTTATCATCTACTACAGCATACACACTTACGCCATCGACAAATCGATTAGCGAGAACCATAAGCTCACTAAGCTGAACGTCTTTATCAAATACAAAACAAATATCAACGCAAAGACGTGTTAAAATTTCAATTTGATTCTGTGAAACCTTCTTACCGCCAGTCGCCACACAGTTGTAGACATCCATGTTCCACATCTGCATGACAGACTTTTCAGCTTCACCAACATATACCAGACCTTCATTCTTAATGTACGGCTCTGTCTTATACAGGCCATACAGAATACGGTTTCTGGCACACGGCTCAAGATATAGATACTTTAATTCACCTTCAGGCGGCTTACCAAAATATCTTCCCTTTACACCAACCAAAGTACCAATTTCATCTCTGATTGGAATCGTGATTCTATTTGTTAGTTCATCAAAACCAATCTCAAACTCCCGTTGTGTCTCGTAAGATATCCCATCGTCAGCAAAAATCTGGTTAACATAAGGTTTGTAATAACCGAGGATGGCTTCGGAGATGGGGACTATCGGACGGTCATCCTCGTGTTCTTCACCTTCATTTTGCATGGTGATGAGTTCTTTTAGAATCAACATACTTTTAGGAAGGTCTTCCTCGAAGTTGTGATAGTAGTCAAGTCCAACCCATTCGCAGATTTGCTTAATAGCTTTTGGGAAAGACAGTTCCAGAAAGAACTGGACGACAGAAATCAAATCATAACTGGTCTTTCCATTGACAATGTCTCGTGTGTAATCTACCGCAGTAAGATTTTCATTCTCGTAGATACAGAGTGCCGTCCTATTGTCACCATCTGGATTCGCACACTGATAATATCCAGCTTTATGACTAATATGATGACAACCAAGCTCCTCCAAAATTGGTTCAATCTGCTGTTCTTCAAGAATATAATTTTTCAGATCTGCGATATTTACCATTGTAGTTCCTTACTTTCTGGTGCAGACACCGACCTCTTTCCAGACATTCTGGTTCAAATTCACTTCAAACATGATTTTCTTCTTCTCGCCAAAACGGTTCTTGTCAATGTTTCCAACATAGTACCGTTTGTCTGGATTTAACCGATGAGCACAGTCGCCGCCCCATTCAGGGTCATGAAAGATGTATTGATACTTTGCGAACTTATCTTTCGGAATCTCCTTGAATAGAACCATCGTCCAAGCAACATGCTTAATCATTTTTGACTCAGCAATATTGTTTGAATTCAGCTCATCAGGGAGATACTCATGAGCATTTTCAGCCAACTGGATACTACCGTAGATGAAAATCTTCAGATTCTTCGCAATCTCTTCAAGCTCGGTGGCCGTGACCTTGAACGCTGCCCATTCACCAATAGATGCAATGTCGTTCTTTAGAGTATCATAAAACACATACTTAACTCCCTGAGTGAGAGCTGCCTTCTGGATTTCAAATCGCAGGGACTTATCACTATAATCAGCAGAAACATCTTTTGCGATAATCAAGCCTTGTGATTCGCTCTCAATCCACTGGCAAACATCAAGTACATTGCGGTACTCTTCGCTTTCCTCATAGACACGGGCGGTAAACTCATCAATGCTTTCTATGTATTCTCCGTCTTCGTTTTGTTTTCTGAAGATGAAGTTTCCATTTGCATCCCGGTACATCCCAAGGGTGATTTCTCGCTCGTCCTTATGGAAACGATGACCATGCAACTCTTGAAACTCAGGATTATTGATGGCGGTGACTAGCAAGCAATACCGGACTGACTCAAGATCCATCTCATTCAGCAGCAAAAGAGCTTTCTGCTTTTGAACCAATGTGACGTAGGCAACAATCGCCATCATATATCTAGTCTTACCAGCGTTAGATGGCATACCATTAAACATCACAGTGCCCAACTTCAATCCTCGGAACAAATCATTCATGATAGGATACTGGAACGGTAAACCCATATCGGGAACGCTCAGACGCTCATTGACCATTGGTAGCAGACCATTATTCAAAATCTCAGCATCATCGTTTGTAATGATAACCGTATTGATCTTGTCGGCCTTGCCACGAATCAATTTGTAAATGTCCTGAGCACCAAACATTTCAAACCGTTGATGCTTTAAGATTCCTTCAATGTTAAATCCGTTTCTCTGATACTCACGAAGTAGCGAATATTTCTTCAGGATATTGAAATATCCCTTGATATCATCGTCATTCGCAAGACTCATGTAGTATTCAATGGTTGACCAGCCCTTCAGCCGCTTGTATTGGGACAATCTGGACTCATCTTCAGCCATAAACGTTAAAACAGACGTTTTATTAAATTCTTGAGTCCGAGTTTCATAAATAATTAACGCTGCATCGTAGAAAAATTTTGTTGCTTCATCGGCAAAATCGTACTTGCTCTTGACATAATGCCCATACTCGACCAAATAGTCAGGATGCTTGTAAATTGCGCCAACAAATAGAATTTCATTCGGGATATTTGAAATGAGTTCCACTCATCCACCTCCCTCTTTTATATCTCATCGAGAATTGCACTTATATCAATTTCATTCTCGTTTTTACTCTGTTTCGGTGCTGTTTTCATACGTTTCAGTACCGTTTCAGTCAGATTTTCCTTCATTTTTTCTTCGCTTTCACTGCGAATCGAAGCTAGTCTTTCTTTTCGATCGAGATAACTAGGATATTGAGCCAATAAAACAGCCAAGTCGTAATTCCATCGCTGACTCATATCACAACCCTTTGCTTCTTTCTCGGCAACTATCTTATCTAGTCGGGGTTTCGCTAGAACCCACATATCGTAAAGTTCTAGCGGAGGAATAGAACCTCTGTATTTGTAATAATTACCGGAAATTAACTGCGCAAGTTTCGAGTAGAAGCTACCAGGAACAACCGCCGGGGCGTATATATCTCGAATATGGTCGAAAAGAATCTTTTTCTCTTCCTGTTTGATATGTGCAAGCTCACGATTGTGGTCTTGTTCTCTCTTTTTGGAAAGAAGATCATCGACCTTTTTATCCGTAGTGTCATTCACTTTGTCAAAAAATGCCCTTAGCAGGTCATCTGTCCAAGGGCGTTTTTGATTTTTCTTTTTTTCTACAAAACAATCCTTATGATAAAAACCAGTCTTGTCGTAGAAAAATGTGCTACGGTCTCGCTCGATGAAAATGTTCTTCCCGCAAATCTTGCATTTACGGGTTAGTTCCATTAAGCCAGTTCCTTCTCCATGATTGCGGCGACCTTCTTCAGTTCCTCAATATCAGTCATAGAACGGAACGCGGTAGACAGGCCAGCCGCCTTAACAGCCTTCTGTGCTGCGCTCTTCTTCACAGGAGAAGCGGAAGCAATCAGGTCGTTCAGCTTTGCCTTGATGTCATCCATAGAAGGCTCTTTACTATCAGAACTCTTATCTGCCGGAACATCATCCGGCTCATCGTTTTCGATACCAAGGTCACGCATACTCAGCTTAACCTCAGTCTTAACAGCATCGTTTAAGCCGTTCTTGATGACGTTCTCCCGATTCTTTGCGCTACTAGAGATAATATCCTGATACTCAAGCAGGGTCAGATCCTCAACGACCTCACCGCCCTTATGCATACCGGTACGATCCTTATCGAAGAAAGCGAGCTGCTGACCATCCTGAAAATACAGGCGGAACTCAGTATCAACGTTGTACTCCTGACCAGCAAACCCATCAGGAATCTTACGACCAGTAGGCTCACTTACGATAGAACCATTCACAACCTTAGTATGCTTCTCGTCCTTCTCTCGGCAAACAACGATGTAGTTTACACCAGATGCATTCAGATCCAAAATCAGAGACTGACCCTTGAAGTTCAGGGTATTGAAATCCTTGAGCTCCATGCCAGCACCCTCAATCTTAACTGCCTTTTCATCACCAGTCAGACCCTGAGATGCGGCCTTAACCTTGGCACGCTTCTGCGAGAAGGCGGTGAGGCCCTGGGTAGCAGTCATCTTGAGGATGGAAGCGGAGTCAACAACCAGAGCGTCTGCACGGAACGGCTTACTGTCTGCATCCAGATAAACATCTCCATTCTCATCCTCGATATCCTCATCGTTGGTAACCATCTTGATATAATCCTGAACTTCTGCCAGAGACTGGGTGTAAACAATCAACAGATTATCAGGATTCACACCATTGGCTTCCAGCTCCTCGGTGTAATTATCAATAGAACCATTTTCGGTATCCAAATACAGAACACGGAACGGCTTACCGTCTGCATTCTTCAAATAGCACAGCTGCATAGCAGTACGAGACTTACCAGTTCCCTGTTCACCATAAATCAGCATATGAAGCTTCTTACGAACAGCAGATGCCTTACGAATCATAGCCATATATGTAAATTCCTCTCTAAATCTTTTATTAAACTTTCAAACACTCATACCACGGATCACCCGTTTCAACTGCATGAGCAACATAATCCAACTGACGGGTGATGTTATCCACACTATCAACCAGAAGGTCTTTACACCCTACCGGAACAGCACCACCATTGCATTCCGCGTCGGCTTTAGCTTCTGCAATAATCTCAGGATGCGTAGTAAACACAATAGACATCATCGGAGAGTCTTCTTCAGGTTCCTTTTCAAGCGCTTCGATGTAGACAATGTAAAATTTCATACCATTATAAGCGGTATACTCAAGAGTATTCTGCATAACTAAACTCCTTATGTATCCTGTATTGCATAGCTAATGCTAAAATAAATTAACCCCAGTCGTCCTCTTCCTCATTTGCAGGAGTTGCAGTAGACTTGTTGGAACCACCCCACCAAGAAGTGTCGTTCTCAGCAGCCTTGCCGTCGAAGTCCTTCTTAGCCTGAGTATTGGCAGCAATCTTTGCCCGTGCCTCGGAGATATTGTCCTCTGTGTAAGTAGGTTCCGCATCCTTGTCGCCAGGGTTCGGATCAAAGGAATCAGGATTAACGCCCTCAATATACAGCTTACGAACTGCCGGAGTGCTCTGGCGCTTCATCTTATTAGGACCACCCCAGATATTCTCGGTCTCAACTTCCTCAACCTTCTGCTGATTGACAATGGGGCCAAAACACTCAAAGCTAGTATAAGACTTCAGACGCTTACGAATAGAATCAGCCAGAACCTTATTCTGAGTGTTTGCCTTATAGTCAATGAAAAGCTCTGCGTCCTCAATGGTGTTGTAGTTCACAATTTTTGCATCAACAACTACTTCATCATCCTCATCACTCTTGCGGCAACCAGTGTAAACAATGGTCTGAGTAAACAGAGCCAGCTCCTCGAAACCCTCTGCATCGAAGTCGATTTCCTTAGAGCTCAGAGACACCTGAGTAGGAACGAAGCGAATTTGGTGCTTGCCGTTGTAAGTGCTGTACTCGATGTTACCACGGACATACACATTGTCACCATCATGCAGGTTATCAGAGATCTCCTTGGCTGCATCGAAGTCAGTCAGAGTCTTGTTATCATTGACGACCTTACCAGACTCATTCGTCTTCTTGGTAACACCGACCTTAACGCCAATCATATCATAGCCTTCCGGTGCAACATAAGTCAGACGATCCTTCCAAGCAACTTCCTTCTTATCCTTCTCGATGCCCTTGTCCTTATCGGCACGGCGGAAGAAGTAAACCTTATCACGAGGCATACCATCAAGATCAACATAAAAAGTGTTTTCATTGGAAGTCTGAACGCCAAAGCTCAGGACACGGCGCATAGCACCATTCTTAGTCTCCTTCTCGTTATAGAAGTTGCTACGCTGGGTGCCGGTGACCTTACCAGCCATCTCAAAAGAACCACGGGTCTGAGGAAGATTAAAAATTCTATCTGCCATATCAAGTCTCCTTTATATAATTTTGTTTCATTGATAATCACTTATGTTTCTTTTTATTGTCTTGAATCAATTCATGCACTATTCATTTTATGTGTTATCCTCCGTCTGGTTTATTGATGGCTTATATTTCATACGGCACTCGCCGTTAGAAATCGTCCTTTAAAGGATTATGTACAAACATTGCGCCGAGCACTATTGGGAGCCGTTCTGAACATTCAGGGCACAAATCAAAACTCAAAAGCGAACCATCAAGTTGGCTACCATAAGAGTATTGATGCTCAAAACTGATTCCCTGCTCGCTACCTATCGGCTTGATTTCACGACCACACCAGTTACATATTTTCTTACATGTGTTCATACGGCATCACCCCATTTTTAATATTCTCTATCACGGAACATCTTAGATTGAGCACGAGTCAGTCTGTTATTCCGGCCATACTTAGGTCTGAATACGGACTGTAGCTTGTTGTTTGCATATTCGAGGTCACTCTCCAGAATCTTGGCAGCTTCTTCAATGTAGTCTCGAATGGCACAATATTGGTCATTGCTGATACAGTGCGTCTTTAGATAATCAAGCATATCGACGGCCTGATTTTTCAAAAGAAGCGTATCTTCAAGCTGTGTCTTGCGCCGTTGGAAGAAATCTATATTCATAGGCATCACTCCTCTAACAGATTTTCATACATGCTTCGCAATTTTTCATAGGCGACGGCTCGTTTAAGAATCATCTCGTAGGCGTGAGTAGTGTGTTCACGAGGACACCACTTTCCGCCCTCCTTGCCAAGTCGGATTTGATTCTCAAGAATTTTTTTTGCTTCATCAAAAGTCATCTTTTCGATTCGTTTCTTACTGGCATTTTTCCATTCGTCTAGTTCCATAGGAATCACTCCTTTTTGGCAAATTTACTCCAATCCATCTTGTGATGACAATCAGAACACTCACACTCGAACTTTTCCAGCTTCGTCACACAAAACGGACAGAGATACGTGTTCTTATCCTTCTGGAAGATAGGACTTGCCGGAAGGCTCAAGGAGCCGTGATCGATAGTTACATTGATAGGAATTTTGCTGTTCATCATGTCACCTCTTGTTTGAATTAGCCTTTTATGAGATTTTCTTATCAAGTTTTCGTAACTCTAACTTACTGGGAAGAAAATTTCTACAGAAGTATGCACTTCCAAAAGACACTCCCTCGACAGGGCTGTCTGCGTGTTTAGGGTCCATGAATCCTATTCGAGAATCAAAACACAGCATCTGTACATCATTTTTGAAGATGTCAAATCGTGTCTTACCCTGAATACTATTTGCAGGAAGTAGTAGAGCAAACGGCTTTTTAAGCTCATAGGCTCTACGCAATACTTCATCCTTCCTACTAAAAGGAGGGTTTGAAATCATAATATCCCAATATTCCGGTTCGTATGTAAAGAAATCTTGTCCGTTATCAATGTGGCTATATTCTACTTTATATCCAGCATTTCTGAACACCTGCACAAAGGCAGACCACTCTTTATCAAACGGACACCAAATCACTGTTTTACTCGACGGGGGGGCAAATTCAAGCAATGGAATAACCGCGTAAACCGGTGTGTATCGCTCATCGCCTACCGCAGATCGGTCAGCTGTTAAATATCCTTTATTTTCTGGCAAATTATCCTCCTTGCTTTTCTGGAAAATGCTTCTTAGTTACTGCAACGCAGAACGGTTCAATTTCAGATCCCCAGATAGCAGTACCATCACCATACGTACTTTCAAAGACAAGCGGAAAGCCACCGATTCCATCAAAAAGACTGCCAAGCGTAGGATTCTCACCGATATACGGCTTCATTTTCTGGAAAATCCAATACCACTGAGGCAATGCAATCGAATTGCCGAGCGCCTTGTAACGAGGAGAATCAGCTGGTTTGTGCTTTTTACCATTCTCATCAACCCACTCGCCAATATCAGTCCATCCATCAGGGAACCCTTGAAGTCGTTCACACTCGACAGGAGTCAGGCGACGAACAATCCATTGCAGATTCTTCGTTTCCTTCTCTGCAATCAAGTCAGTAGCATCCTTGTAGTCACGAGATTTCATCGTACTAGCTTGTTCACTTTCCTTGTATTCACCAATGCGTTGCATTGCAAAGGTTTTCTTTTCAGCAACAAGCGGCATATTATTGCCACCAGTCCCCCATTGAGCCGTACAAGCCGGACTTGTGTCGCCCTGTTGAGTGTATCGAGCATCCTGACTGTGACTCTCAAACACCACCGGCGAAATCTTTTGTTTTGAATTATGTAAAGAGGTGTTGTCTGCCAAGCAAATTAACGTTTGATCTTGCAATGTAGAAAGCGTTGCGCTCTTCTCGATTTGTACCAGTGCGCCTTTGCCACCACCTTCGCATCCTGAACGAATCTTTAAAGTGTAGGCAACAGCATTACGGTCAATAGTGTTTATAGTGAAAGCAGTATCTTCTTTTACACCAGTCCCATTCATGTTGGTTTCTCTGTCAATCATGTTTCCGACGATACAAAAGCTTTTTTCTCCCACCACTCGATCATTTCCAACAATGCATTTTTCAGCAATTCTGGCAGCACCTTGCCACGTCGGGATGCTCTCGTCAGAATTCCCTGGCACGCCCGTGCGCTCAAATAATATCTTTGCGGCACGTTGTCCTCCAAAATCCATGACAAGCGCGATTCTTTGACGACGTTGGGGCACTCCCCAGTATTGAGCATCGAAGAGTCTCCATGCCAAAGACCATCCATTACCGGAAATTGCGCCGGATTTAGACCATTTTCCACCTTTTTCCGAAGGTTTAGGAATTGTAGCGTCTGCTTCGACGATGTGTGCAAATTCTTCCAAGACACATCGGAAGTCTTCTCCGTTGTTTGAGGAGAGTGCTCCTCTAACATTTTCCCAGATTGCAAATTTTGGATATTCTCCATTGGTGGTATCCCTCATTTCTTTTATCACACGAATCATTTCCATAAATAGACCAGACCGTTCTCCAGCCAAACCTGCCCGCTTACCGGCAATAGAAAGATCTTGGCTAACAAGGTGAACCACCAGTGATACACGAGACAGGTTCAATCTTAGAACCATCAATCTCGCAAATACTTCCATAATGTTTCACCAAACCACCTCCTTTTCGTATCCTGTGTTACATAGCTAAATCTCAGAGAATAAGCGAAAAACAATAGACGTATCAACGTCATATTATTTCAACGCTTATAAAACAAAAGTTCTAGCGGGTTTTATGTACGCCCTTTCGGGCTGGTGGGACATGTCGGACTTGAACCGTGATACATATGCTCAGTTATGAGCTGAGTTCTCTAACCAATTGAGATAATGTCCCATAAAAACCAGTTAAATAGCTGCAACTATTCAACTGGGCACCTTCCTTATAAAACACTATTGCATCTATATCATATAGACGAGGAAGGAATAACAGCGATGCACATTTCCTATATCTCGCCCCTTTCGGGGTGGTATCTCGCACAGGCGCGGCCAGATCTGACCGCCAAAGATCCTACCCATACGAGATTGGAGCAGCGAAAGGTAGTCGAAACCTCATCCTCAGCTTGGAAGGCTGATGTACTAGCCGTTGTACGACCGCCGCATGAAAACCCAGCTTACAAAACACTACTGCACCATCACTGGCGAGCTGGGAATAATAGTGGTCAAAGGAGTTCAACCATGAACAACAACGATTCATGACCGTGGTGCGGATAGTGGGCATCGAACCCACACGCCGAAGCACCAGATCCTAAATCTGGCGTGTCTGCCATTCCACCATATCCGCATAAATTGCGCCAACAGGGGTCGAACCTGTGATGGAGGAGTCAAAGTCCTCTGCCTTACCGCTTGGCGATGGCGCATCATATACCCAGCTTACTACGCCACACTGCTCCGTTTCCAGAGAGCTGGGAATAATGTGAATGAAAAATTCTACATGCCCTTTCGGGCTGGTCCGAGTGACAGGTCATGATCCTGCGGCCTCATGTTCCCAAAACACGCGCTCTTCCAACTGAGCTACACCCGGATATAAATGCCACCGAGGAGAGTTGAACTCCTAATCTCTTACGAGCGTTCCGGTTTAAGCGGAAAGTGTATGCCATTTCCACCACGGTGGCACATCAACACTGTCTGTCCAGCAGTCAACCGTCTTTCCGATTTTGCCAATATTCTAGCACTTGCCCATCTGCAAATGGGTTGGTAGCCCTACTCAGATTTGAACTGAGAATTTTACAAGGTTTGAGCTTGTTGCGTATGCCTAATTCCGCCATAGGGCCATAATGCCGGTCTTTCCCGGCTGTCAGCTCACAATGAGCAATTTTCGGAGGAAGAAAAATGTCTTAGTTATTCGTGCCGATTCTCATAGAATTCATTCCGAAGCTGAATGATGTTCTTTTTGCAGAACGATTCGTGATCGGCATCATTCTGTTGTCTCATCCATCCGTAGAAGTTGTTGTCTTCTGCGGTGAACAATTTTGAGGTGTGTTCGTAGTATCCACGCTTTTGAACGCTCTGCATAACACTACGCAAGAATTTCCAGTGCTTATAGCAAGGAAGCTTCAGCTTAAACATGAAATTGTTGTTATCTCTCAAAACAAAGCCTTCAACGTGTTTAAAGCCATGATGCAGATAGTTCTCGTTCATGACTTCCTCGTACCAAGGATAGAATTCACGCCAGTTCTCAAAGGTCTTAACCTTCTCCTTAATCTGCAGATGACACTTCTCGGCTACACGCTTCAAATCATCATAATCCATTACACTGAAATTCATATCATTTGCAATAATATCCAGCAAAACAACGTGCGGTTTCTTATATTCGATGATATGCGCATCATTCACAGGATCAATCACCTCGAAGATGATGGAGCCATTCTCTTTTGCAAATTCTTTCAGATTCTTACGGTCTTCATCAGAAGTCGTATCCATGAGAATCTTTCGAAACATATCTGCAAAAGGCCCTTCAGGAGTGGATTTACTTGCAATGAACAGACTATCCTGTTCTGCATCATACGAAATGATACCAAGAAATCCGTTCTCTTTTAGATATGCAGTCACCGGGAACTTCAAAGTGTTCTGTAGGTTTCCAATTCTCGTTTCATTCCGCTCATCAACCGCAAAGAACTTATCATAGCTTCGAGCTACAATCTTATTCGTCTTTGTGTTAATGAACAATCCCCTTGCTTTGGTAGAAACCTCATCCCAGTGCTTCTTATAAAATGCTTCACGAGAGAAGTTGAAAGAAGAAATATCTCCGAATCGCTTCTCAAACACATATTTGCTTTGACGCATCTTACTAACAAGTTCTGCGTTATCGAACTCAGTTTTCAGTTCAACGACAGTTTCAGTCTTTGGCTCCTCTTTTTGGAACACATCGTTCTTGGTTTCTACACACTTGATTGACTGACCGTGTTCAAGTTCCACGCAACGAAGATATCCACCAAACTCGATTTTTCCTTCGAGGTTGTAGCACTGATGCCCCATATCAATAGGAACATCCTGCACATTTCGATGTCCAAAGATTTGGAAACATCCGTCAGGCATCTTTTGTTCCCATGACTCTGCGACAGTGAGCATGTCAGAGTAGCGGCCAACACCCTTTACCATCTGGTCAGTAGACACGAACGGTAGAAATTCAGGCAAATAACTCAAACCACCATGGCTAACGAAGTATCTTTTATCATCGTAATCAAAATAGGAGCACTGTCCTACTCTTGAATAGACCTTACGAGCCGTATTATGGTCAATCCCTGCTTTAAAAAGCTGCGGACGAGTGTAGTTTGTAAATTCCTCACTCTGAACCGGCTCGTCATGACCCCACTTGTTTAGCCACCGTTCATGATTTCCTTCAAGGAGAATTACATTCTTCCGATTATTGTCTACAACATCACAAAGGAACTTGAACATCTCTACATTTTCAATTCCACGATCCAGATAATCGCCAACAAAAATGTACAGCTCATCGTCCTTCAGGTCTCCAAGGTACTCTTTCAGGCAACTGTAGCATCCATGCACATCACCGATGATATGAATTTTGCTCCAATTATTAAAATCCTGCGGAACATAGTTCAATTTTTCAAGGACATTGACATCCGACGAAAGCACAGTCACTCCAGACGGAATTTTTTGTGTTGCGAATCGTGCATACATCTTATCAATGACAGCATCTGGAACTCTCTTCAGTGGGGCACGGAGCGAATTGCGCCGCTTGCACTCATCAATCGGCAAGCCCGTCATGTCAATGATGTACATTCTGTACCTGTACTGCTTGGCGAGGTTCTTGTAGCGATTGATTTCGACCGTTTTAGAATTCGTTGCATCGATCACGGTGAACTCACCATGAGACATCCGAACCTCCAACAGCTTAAAGAGCATATCCCAGACAACATCATCGTTCTGGGGAGAGATTTCCATTGTGCCAGCCGGGGTTTCCTGACCACCCTGGCACATAAGACGAATCGTATCTGCACTAAGCGTATACTTTTCCAGATCATGCTCTTTAATATAGGGGGACTTCCCGCATCCGGGTGCTCCACGGAAAAGAAGCAAAGTTCTCATCGTTTTTCTCCCTTTATTTAACGTATTATCGTCATTTATTTGTTGTCAAATCACGATAAAATGTCTATTTAATTCAACTCTTCCAGCTTCTTCATTAGCTGGTCAACGTCCATATCTTCAAGTTCCTTGTCCTTCTTCTTTGCAACGATCTTCATAATCTTATCACGTTGCGCCTTCTTCTCTGCGGCGTCCACACGTGCCTCGTACTCGGCCAGCCTGACAGAAACGATGTATTTGACTAGCTCAATCTTATTTTCCAGTTCTGTATTTTCGGCGCTCTTAACAGCCAGCAAAGAATCTTCATCTGCGGTTTTCTTTTGACGGTTCAGAGTCTTAAAAATCGCATCCAGTGCCTCGACGCTCAGAGCCCACAGATCTTCAACAGTCATAACACCCTTATAGTTGAAGCGATAGCGATTACGGGTTGCAATTTCAAACAGATTCTTTTCCATAATTATTTCTCCTTTCAGATAACCACTTTCAAAATTCGCTCAGTAGCTCCCTGCACCTTAACAATAAAGGAATCCTGCTTCGTTTCAGAGAATCCAACGCCGGACAGCTGATCATTTACCGACTGAACTGCCATCTGAGAACCCAGCGCCTCAAATACTCGCTTATGCTGTAGCAATTCCGCCTTCAGGAATTCGTTGTAAAATCCGTTCGGCTTTTCGGGGTTGACGCAATCCTTGAGCATGAAGAAGTAGTGACGATTGCCATTGCCGGTCTGTTCGTCCCAGTAGTTCGGAGAGTACATCGCCACAGACACAGGTACGAACTGGTTGGAACTCACACCCCAAATTTCACGGGTGCTGGTAGAACTGGGAAGCAGTTCCTTGATAGAGAATTTGCCATCCTTCAGAGTGACCTTTGCCACAGCTACATTCTGACCACCATGCAGCGGCTTATCGTAGTTAAACGAGTAGATGTTGCCATCGAATTCGATTTCAGCACGGAAACCGGTTTTGCCGCCGCGACTAGCGAAGCAGTTTACATAGAAGCTGTACTCGCCTTCCTTCATCTTTTTGATGTCAGGCCAGGTGATATTCTCGACCGCGGCCTTATAGCGAATGGGACGCATAATATCTACGTCCAGGCGGCCATCAGTACGAGGGTGCCACTTGCTGCCGAAATAGATGTGATTCTTATCGGGTTCAATGCAATGAGCATCCTCATCATTTTCATCCCACTCGCCCGGCTTATCGTTCCACTGAATAGAGAAACGCAGCACGCCATCGACTTTGCCGCCAGCATTCTTGACGTTCTCCCGAATCTGGCTGTCAGTCATGTTGCCGGTATATGCCCAACTGAAACCATTAGGCCACTTGAACATAGACGGCGCAGCCTTATCCTGCAGAGCAATCAGAGACATCATATTCTTCTCGAAACGATTCTCCATAAACAGCTCTAGGCCCGTTGCAGTCGGCAGCACGTCTCTGATGAACTTGTCGATGCCGATTTCCTCCGCGCGACCGAACTTCTTAGGATCGGTGCCCATAGATTTTGCCATTGCCTCGAACGGGTTCATTGCCCCCATTACACGAGGAGCGGCATCGCGGTTGCAGAACAGAATATTGTTGGCAGTAATATCATCCAGAGTGGCAAATCGGCGACCCAGACTGTTCATGTAACCCAACTCAGTAACGGTTTTCTGTGCATCTTCCAGCATCTTCTTAGTGAAAATAGCTTTGGGACGCTTGTAATTGGCAGGAGCGACAACCTTCTCAAAGGCGGTAACGGCGGAATCCACATCCATGCCTTCGCTCAAATTGATAAGAAGGGTGCCGATAGCGGTGTTACGAATACGAAGCCGGTTCATCGACGCACCGCCGGGAGCCATCCAAACATAAGCGGACTTCTTTTCATCAGGCAGACGATCATACACTCGCTTATCGATTTTGAAGCCACGAACCAGAGATTCAAACTCCTTGCCGCGATACAGGCTGTTCTGCGCAATCAGCTCAAGTACGGTGTCCACGGCATCCATGGTCAGCTCCTCCAGAGAACGCTTGAACACATTAGCAGAATCACGCCACTCGGCCATCTTGGTAGTCACATCGCAGGAATTGACAATGAACCGCTGAGGAATCTCGACAGCGAAATGATCCCAGGTGTGAACCGCCTTATGATCAGCATCGTACTCATAGTTTACCTCCGTGCCGAACTTGCCATCGGAGATCATATTGCGGCTAACATAATACGGATTCACAACAGCACAGGTTTTCACATAAGTAGCCAGCGCATCCACAACCGGCTGATAAACGTCGGACTTGGTATCGAAATCCCAGACGGTAACCATCTGACCATCCATAAAGGAAACCAGCTTACCAATGTTCTTTACGAAACGACGGCAGTAGGAGCAATCATACTTACGCCGCTTACGGAAGATGGAGTTCGTGCCAGCCGGGAAGCTGTCCAGATAGAGGTCATATAGCTTATCCTCATCTGCATTGGTGATAAACAGAGGTGCGCCATCCTTCACCATCTCATTGAAGTGATCCTGCAGTAGTGCACGAAATTTCTTGAAATCAGACATTGTTATTCTCCATTCAAATACTATTTTTAAGTATCCTGTATTATATATCTAACGTATTAAAATCAAGGAGCCGAAGCCCCCTGTTTTTAATTTTTATGGAAATATTCGACCCAACCTTTGTATCCTTGTCTGAAGCTAATGTAGGCAACCTTGCTACACTTTCTTCCGATAATGTCTGCAAGAGGGTCTTTACCATTTCCGAAACTAAGTTCTGCAAGATTAAATTCTGGATTATTCTTACAGTAGTCGTAGACCTTCACGTATTCGCCGTTTCTGGTTAGATGCCTTCGATCTAAAGCCTTTGAGTGATATCTTTTTTCGAGGATGTTATTCAACCGCATAAAATAGGTATGAATTGTATGCACAGACATCTTTGGGTCACTGTCTGCACCGATACTATCCTCGGTTTTACGAATGATGTAATCACCATTCATGACATAGAATGCCCTATACCCTCCCTTATTGGGAGCGTCATACTGTTTCATTTCATAACACTGCTTAATAATATCCATCAACTTTGCATCAACACCTGTCTTATCAAGAACAGTACAAGATTCAAAATCGACATCGTTAATCGTCAGGTTAGAAACTTCTTCAGAAGTAAGGCCAATCCAGTACAGTGCAGCAATCACGTTCATACGAATCTGATATGGCTCTTCATACTTATTTAAGAAGTCAACAAACTCATCAACTGATGCAAAGTATTTATCCGCATACATATTGTCTGCGCTTACATCGCTCTCTGAAAAGTCAGCCAGATCATACATGCTTGTTTTGTTTTCGCTTTTGATGTAGCCTGTGATTATTGACTTCACATTTTTAAACGAACGACTCGAGTTCACCCAATTATATTTGGCAAACATCTTTACGAAATCATCTTTTGTGAAGTCAAACAACTCATACCCACGCTCAGCCTCGTAACCCAGAACATGGTTAAGCGTCGATACAACAAACTCACCGCTTCTATCAGAATACTTTTCAGCAAAAGCTTTGATCTTTTCTTCAGTAAGCATAGTGGCACACTCCTTCTTATTATATGTAGTGTACCATTAACCATTATAAAAAATCAAGCAAATGCGGCAAAATTTTGAAATTCCATGGTATGTTGTACGCCGCTCAGGAATGCTGCGAGTAAAAACGGTTCATCCTTGCATCTTGCCATTGCGATCATATTCATATGACGCTCAGACAAGACACCAAGCTTTTTGATGAACTGTCCTTTGTTAAGTGTATCAGTCTCTTCACAAAGAACAATACTATCAACCTCTAGGAAATCGCAGTCTTCTTTCGAGAGTAGAACATGAACCGGAGAACGCTTGTATATTCTGGAAGACAACGGATTCCCTTTGATTGTGGGACTGAAGAAGTTGCGCTTGTTGTTGCTTGTCACAACGAACGGTCGAATACCGCGCTGCTGATGACCTGTTGCATTGGACAAATCGACCAACCAAACCTCTCCGACCTTTGGGTCAATATTGTTGTCCATAGTTTTTCTCCTCTATAATAGTGTAGCTCCGTTCCATAGCTATATTATACAGGATACCATTTCAGAAGTCAAGAGGTTTTTGAAAATATTTTTAGTGCCCGTACAACTCGGGATTCTCTGATACGAACACGCTTGTGTTATCGAATATCATCTCATACGCTTTCTCTTTATCGCCCGGTCTAAGCTCAATCCTCCTTGCTTCGTGGCATTCTTGCCGCAGCTCAATATGACTTTCGTTTCCGAAGAAGCCAATGCCTTTAACGATCCCATGTGTCTCTGTTCCAACATCGTTCATTTTGTTACAGACCATGTGAACATCTACACCATTGCAAACAAAACAAACCCACACTCTCTTTTTTCTTATGTACTTTAAAAAGTCATCAACTCGTATGACCTTCAGAACCTTTCTCTCACGCATTAAAACACCGCCCTCCACTCATTTAGACAACTTTCAAGATATATTATACACATCTTTTTGTTTTAGTCAATATATTATACATCTTTTTGTTGTTGTAAAAGTTTAAAATTTTAGATGATGCCATTCACTCGGCATCATCCACAACCAGTTCCGCGTTGTAATAGAACCTATGTGCGCCAAATTGTCCAGCGAACGTTGCTCCGCGCTCGTGCCAACTGCCGGAAGCTGCCGCCGGGGTCACAAACCATTGAATTGGTTTGTCTGAAATTTTAGCGCCGTAATCAAACACCATAGACACAGCCAATTCGTTCTCTGCCGTCACCTTCCTATTATATAAGGAACTATAACCATACTTCTTAAAGACCTGCTGGATGGTTAGACCATCAAGTACGGCAGAATCATAAAGACATTGAGCCACAGCCATCTGACCTTCTAGGCTATCAGCACCTGCTTCACAAGCAACGATCTGCTCCGCAAGAGCACGCTCATCATTAGTGAGTTCGCGCTTTCCCTGACTGAAGTTTACCACACGCGTTTCGATAACAGTTTTTACGATGACTTCTGGTTCCTTTTCCTCTTGCTGCACAACACTTACTGCCGGAGGACTACTATTATAAAGGTACGAATTGCTCTGATTTTGAATTACCGGGCTGATCTTCGATACCAGATTCCCTGCCAGCAAGCACATTATACACACAATGGCAACACTTTGCTCACAATTTATTAACAAATTAGAGTTAATGAAAATCACTTCCCTTCAAAAATATTGGTTTTATAAGCTGCGCAAAAATTCATACAGCTCAATTTCACCTTGCAGCCAAACGACATCTCCGCCAGCCTTCAAATACACCGAATAGATCTTATCAGGATGCTCGAAGATAGATTCTACCTTCTTAGCTGCGTTCCGATCAATAAGTACACTACTCATAGTCTTATTCTCCTTCTTCAAAACGCATATCCACACACATTATTATGCAGCGGCGGTTCAATCTCGAATGCTGTGTCACTCTCAGCATCATATTTAAACCACCTCGTCAATTCTGGTCTTGGATACAGACCTTCCTCGTATCCTTCAACGACTGCGTAGTTGTAACAATGTTCAAAGATGTCAGTCACGTTTTCCTTAACAACTCGAATAGCCTCTGCTAAATCTGTAAAGAATCCAGCAATCCAACTGTCGTCCGGCATCCAGTAGATGCCTTTGGTATTTGACACTGGCGAACTAAATTTCGCATTCTGCTCGTTCTTAAACGAGTCAATCATTGTTACGGTATAAATCATTTTAAAACACCTTATTATCAAAATGTACTCTATCTTCAACTGGTTCCTGTAACCATACAATCCATTCAAATTTATTCTTGGGATAACGGTCTGGATACTTCTGAATGTTCTCAAGAAACTTTTCAAGCCCCATAATGTCTATCTTTCTAATTGCGTCAAGTCGAGTCACTTCATGTTTGTTCTTTTCATGATTTGTTTCGCTCATAATATTTTCCTCCATTAAATCTTAGTTTTTATTCGACTCGCTTATTCCACGCTTCGATAAGGTCGGCTTTGATTCTTTCCTTGTCTTTTTCAGAGGAATCAAAGTAGTAAGTTTTGCTTTCCATGAAAACATGGCAGTTGCACCTATTTTCTTTGTTTCCTCTCGTAACATACATCCATCGTGTTTGGCGATAACTGCCCTCTGCAACGGTAACTTCTCCACCACAAAAAGGACACGGCTTTAATTTATATTCACTCATAACTATGTCTCCCTAAATCTCAGCTTTTATTAGACATACCTTTTCACTCAAAAGTTATCCAAATCATTTTTAGCAGCTAACACATTGTAATGAATTTCATGCTCGTGTCCTTTTACAGAATCATTTAATCTTTTAGCGATCCTTTCCGCTCCTTGTTTTGAAAATTGCCAACTTGCCGTTTTCTCTTTTGTCCATCCATCTATACATTTATATTTTTTGTACTCAATACCATTTTTTGTGGTTTTAATTACATAGAATTTCATAGAATCCTCCTAGAACTTAACTTTTATCACATCAACTACGTTCTTTAATCAAACCATTATCCGATGCCTCTGCTCTTAATTTTATGAGTTCTTTCTTTGTTTCAAAATTTTTCTCATATCTTTCCATAAAAGCCCGAACGTTCATGTTCTTCTGGTTATTCGGAAAGATAAATTCATCTAAAATACCATCTTTTGTTACCGTATAAATATCCTTTGATGTATACTGTTTTTTCAATTTCACCTCAAAGCCATGTTTTAATAGCCAAGAGATAGCTAGTTCCTCTTGTTTATTAAAGTCCCATTTTTTATTTTCAAGTCCTTGTAAATTCATAAGTCCACCTCATTCCATGCTTGCGCATTCTGTGATTATGCAAAGTTTAACAGCATAACCAGTTGTCGTTAAGCTTTTTACAGCAATTTCATAAGAACCCGGATTTTATCGACCATTGTGTATTGCATTTTCGATCTTGCCATTGATAGAATCGATTTCACGCATCAGCCTACAACGATAGTTTCCGTTCTTATCAAGTCTGAAACACAAATCCTCATCGTCACTCTTGTAACCAATATAGCATCCAGACCGACACAAGCTCGTCGCATCAAGCGCATCTTGTATAACTCGTGCTTCATTGAGAGTCAAATCAATCTTCATTGTTGTCCACCACCTTTATTCTTCTGCCTTTCCACCAACTCCGGCGATAAACACCCGATGCTTTCCATTCTCGTCACGCTGCCAATCACCACCAAGCATCTCAATCGTATTCAAGACTGTATGGTAAATCTCAACGGAATCCATTGCCTTTTCTTCATCTCCAAAATCATTGGTATGAATCCAACGCCAATTATTATCCAACCAGCTGACAACTTTCATAACACCAGCCCGCAGTTCTTTTTCTTTCGTGTTTGTCATTTTTTCACTCCTTTGTTTTACATATCCTGGTTCACAGCATTCCATACCTCAGTCGAAATCATGTCGTTCTCATCGGATAGGCGACTAATCCAAGCATTGAGCACTTCACGGTACACTGTCATATTTGGACAAAAATGACTGTTGGTGAATACCGGCATATCGTCATTACACAGAATTCTCATGATGGCAGCGCACACAGCGGCGGATCTCGATACGCCAGCAGCACAATTCACGCAGAACCAATCGGTCTTATCTGCTTCGTGGTTATCCAAGACAAATTTCACAATATTCCTAGCTTGAACATCCGTAATGCATGTACCTTCCAGATCAGTAGTACAATCATCAAACTTCAGCGGTAGAAAAGTAATATTACCCTCACACTTATGAAAATCAATATGATGGCCATTAGCTTCAGTGATTGAGATAAACCGAATCCGTTCAAAATGTGGCTGTCGGATAAAGTCTTCTGCATCTTCTGCGCTCATCACCGAGAATTTCCATTTTCTTCGATACATAGTAATAATCATTTCTCATCATCCTTCTTTAACAACACTTGTTTTAAATATTCTGGTGTTAGTTCTCTTATCGTTCCATCTTCCTCTTGAATCATTGGCACTTTATATTCTGACGATAACGGAACATTATACTTTTTACAAAGACTCAGGAACAATTCACGATTAAACATCAAGCTCTCCTTCAACAAATACTCCACGAGTCATTCCATGCACTCAATTCTTCTAACTCATTCCAAATCTGGTCAGAAATATCTTTAATAACAGGATGCTTCTTTACCTGTTCCCATACAATTCTTGTTTCTTCTACGGTAAAATCCCCATAAATATTGTTAAACCACTTTACTAGAACCGGATTAGTACCTTCCGGGAAAACAATCTTTTCATGTTCTGTGTTATCAGAACTCATAAAACCAAACCAATAATCGAGTGATCCGTCAACTTCAGAATCTCTTTTCTCTTTAATATATTTACTTTCTACTCCACCAAAAATTTTTGCAACCTCACACAACTCTCTGTCAAATCGTGGATAGCTAGAGCTTCCAGAATAACGATAACCCATACCCATAATTATTTTCCTCCAAAGAATTTAGGTTTTATTGTTTTCATAAAGTTTTAACATAATTTCTAGCGAAACAGAATCCAGACTACCATATTGAACCAAATTAAGCGCCATGTAAAAATTCCTTCGAATATTAAAGTCCACTACGTCCTTTATCTCACCGCCTTTTTGAGCGTGATACAAAATATTATTTAACTTAAACAGTTCCTGATAACTTAACTTGACAACGGCATCACCATCCGTATCTTTTGGATTTTCATTTCCATTAAAACTCAGAATATTCATATTTGCACCTCCAGTCAAATATCCAAGTCTTTAAAATCAACCACTTCTGATTCACCATCATATTCAATATCTACATTCGATAAATATGTTTTGTACGTCTTTTCACGACGTATAGCAGCTTCCATACTCGGACGTCGAATATCATAAAGCAACTGTTTAAGTTCTTCATCCGTCAAATTGTACTCTTCTTGCAACATACTCATATCCACACCTCTCAATCAAAACGCAAACGGATTGTTATCCACTGTTGTTATCAGTGCCACATTCAAAATAAACATTACAAACGCGGTCATTCCATATTACCTCAATCTCTAAATTCAATATCTACAACAATATTCTCAGGCTCTGTCATGTACCTTCGTGCCAACAGCTCTACCATACGTTCCTTGTCACCAAGATTGCTTTCTCGTAAAATATACGAAGCAACTTGCTTGCCTCTGTACAAAAATACGGCCCAAGCGCTTCTCCTTAGCGGATTTGAAACACCAATCATTCCATCGCTTCCTCCAGAGAGGTAGTCACATCACCAAAGTCAAAATCCAGAGCACCAATCATATCATCCAGAGCATCCACAGTATCAGACAGATTCGTGCAAGCATTATCTGCTTTATCGTACCGCTCACTCCCCTGCAAATTCTCCGGCATGTTATCACGATACTCTTCTTCTTCCCATTGGATATCCTCAACATCGGATTTTACACTTTCGACCTCAGATACAAGTTCTTCCAGCTTCTTACGGATGGAATCAAAGCGGTCAATGGTCTGTTTTATAGCTTTTCTACGAGTGTTATTCATTTTCAAATCTCCTCTCAATCTACAATACCAAGCTTGCAAATGTTTTTCGGATCAGTAATGTAGCCAAATGTCAATGTATTACGAAGATATCCCTTGTATTCAAATCCACGGTCACGAGCCGCCAGACGGCACACATCCCGAATCGCAGATTCTCTCGGCCAAGAAATACCAGCCAACTGATACTTCCACTGAAGATCTCTCAGCTTCTGCCACTCAATCACAGGTTTTTTCTCATCCTCGAAACACAAACCATTCTGTACCGCATACTTTAGAGCATCGCACCGTTTACTCTCTTCCGATGTGCAAATGTCCCAATCATTTTCAAGACGACGATACGCCCTGTTAAATGGTGCTTGCTTTGCCGCATCAATACCAAACGCTGCTCCAAGCAGACCCAAACCAAGTAACAGTCCCATATTTTAAACCTCCATTTATGCTGTTTCCAATTCTCTTTTAACCAACGGACGACGTTTCGTTGCGTTTTTTAACCAATCGTTTCCACTAGGGGCTTGTCTATCCACTCTTGTATTGCGACCACAACCAATCGGACACACCCGGCGGTAATCATCAGCTGTCTTGCAGCCAAGAGATTCAGCTTCGTCCAGTGCTTTTCGCACATAAGCCCATGTATTACCGCCCAGATCAGAACACTTTCCAATTACAGCAAGTACGAGTTTATCACCCATGCGTTCAACATATTCTGCCAAAGCCTTCTTTCCTGTAGCACTGAGCTTCCCAATATTCTCTCGAAAAACATCCTCGACAGATTTCGTCGTTGTCGTCTCATCACAAGACGAAGACGATATCTTATCTTTTTCTTTCTCTTCTTCTTTTTCTAGCTTGGTTTTGCTTGCGCTTGCTTCGCTTTGCTTACGCTTGCTTGATGAGCCACCAGCTTTACCAGAAATCCTCTTACCTTCGATGTATTCGGCATCTTTATCCAAATCTCTCTTCACGGCAGGCCACACATACCGCTCATTTCCGTTGAGTTCAGGCTCCGTTCCAGACGATTTATATTTCATCATCGCCAGTACCAGACGCCCCACCTCGGCAGCACTAAGGGGTTCAAAGTAGCTCTCGTAAGTATCCCAGATTTTAATATAAGTATCAGCCATAACACACCTCAGTCTTCCAAGCTGTGTGTATTCACACCATAAAAAGTCTTCTTATAATATTCTTTTGCCTTATCCTCATCAAAACCAACGTACCGTAATGTAATATCCTGACTACTATGATTCAACTGACCCTGAATCCAAGACAATGCCTGGTTATCATCCTTATTAAGACACATCTCACGATAACCAAATGTCTTACGGCAAGAATGAGATGCAATCTTATAATTAAGACCCAAATCTTTGCCAGCGTTACGAAGAATACGAGCAAAAGAATCAACATCAATAGGATCACCGGCCTTTTTGGGTTCTGCAATATGAGGAATACCAGTTTTCCCATCTCCACCATTTGTCCTCAACGACTTTTTCCAGCTCCCCTGCCGAGACGGAAACATCCAATCGTCATATCCAAGTTTCGCAATCTTAATATATGTTTCAACAATATCCCTCGCTTCTGGAGTAAGGATGATTTCTCGATACTTGGACGTTTTTTCTTCAACGATACACACTCCAGCGTCTTCAACCACTTCAATTTTTCCATTATAAAGGCAATAAGACATATCGGAAACTTTCAATTTGAGTAAATCACTAGCACGTAACCCGGTTGCGATACCTACGTTAAATAGACACCAATTGCGATATTGCTTTTTATCCCAGAAGTATTCCGAAATCATTTGAACATCATCCAAGCTTCTAATTGGAGAAATATTACGCTTACGCTTCTGCTTACTTCTTGTAACACCACGTTTTTTAGCCGGAACAGAAGGTTTCGGATTAAAATAAATCAATTTAGGTATCTGTTCTTCTTTTCTTTCAACAACTGCGCTCATTATATTCACCTCAAACTCCATACTTCAAACAATACTTACCGTAAGATAATCCTTCAGCATCTGCCATTCTTACAATCTCAACAAATGTTGGTTTATGTTTCTTTTTATTCTTGCATCGAATGGATGCCTCATTTCTTATTATCTTACGACATTCATCACAATAGAGCTTTCCACATTTAGGACCATACCATGTAATGCCACAGCGATTACACGTTATGTTTCCATATACCATCATAATTTACACCTCAAACTTGTCAATTTTCCAATGATGTCGATAGTAATTTCCAGAATTCCCACTAACAACGGACACCTTACATGAATCACACCACGTTTCGTCCTGTTTCACACTATTTCCTTACGAATCCCGGCAGTCCTTATAAAGCAAGAACATCTTTTCAGACAACTTCTCTTTATCTTTGTTAATAGTAATAATATTACCTTCTGCGTAAAAATCGCTAGAGTCGATACATTCGTGTAAAATATGAATCGTCATTTTTATATACCTCAATTCTTTTCAAACAGATCGTTACGAACCTTCGGAGTAAATTGACGCGAGTCAAGCTGTTCAATAGCAGCCTCAAGCCGACCATGGCCCCAATCATCGTTATTTCGATGGTTCATCACAATCTCAAGCAGAAGCTTTGCATCCTTAGCTTCTCTGCGCTTCCGGCGAGCTCTTTTAAGTTCTGCCATAAGCTGATAGCCTTGCGCTGCATTTACAGTTTTGAACTCTATTGCGTGTTCAATATCAGCAATCTCATCGCTAGCCGCAGTTAAATCACTGTAGACTTTGGCATATAAATCATCGAGGCTGGTCATTGTTTTGTCTGTGACCTCAAGATTTTTCTTCAACTCTATCAGCCATTCAGAATCTTCCATGTGAAATGCGTATGTATTTGGCTTTACAGCCGGAGCCGTTATATTCGGACTCTTGCCTGCGATGGTAGCTTCATCCATAGATTTTGGTGCATAGCGTCCGTTCTTATACCCAGCGGGAAGTTTATTGATTTCACAGATTGCCAGCCCCTTTGATTCAAACTGCAATGCCAGATTGATATCACAGGTGGCGCAGATTCGACCTCCCTTCCGTTTCATAATATAGTTATGACCATTCGAGATTACATACATTTACTTATTCTCCTGTCCTTTCATCAGCTGCTTCACAGTCTTCTTAAATAGCGCGAGATTCTTTTCATTTTCGATAAACACCTTAGTCTTCGTATGCGGTGCCTTACCGTGTGCCTTTTCGTAAGCCACAAACAAATTATTCATTTTCTTATAGCCAATATGCTCATAAATCAGAGTGTAAGTGTGCTTATATTGTGGCTTGTCACCAAGTTTTTCCGCCAGAGGCATCATGATTGGAAAAAGGATCTTCGCCGTCTCACTCTGTTTCTTGTTCTTAAGTTTTTTGTTAACGACTTCTTTAGCTACCACATCAATCACAGGAGTAACGTTCATATTTGTTTCAGAAACTGCTTCGACAGCCTTTGGAGTCGGACGAAGTTCATTCTGATTCTGATGCAGACGCTCGATAGATGCTACGTACATATCTGCAACAACAGCCTCCATGATAGATTTCCAAGTGGAATCCTCTTCGATAATGTCGATTATTGAAATTTTCCCACTACGATTCGTTCTCTTAATATACTTTGCACGAGCATCTTCCAAAACAAAACCATAATTACGATTCAGATATTCATAGATCTTGTGAAGCGTTTCTTTATTTGTGTAACCTTTAGTATTTGCAATCACACCAATCTTGCTATACAAATCTTTACGCCAGTCACTCATTTCATCCCGAAACACATTGCGAGGAGTATAGCTCTTAGCACGAATCGAATTATCCATCTGCTTATCCTTAATCTGATGGACACACTGAGACACGCTGCTGATTACATTCAGTGCTTCGTTGCTAGTAGCACGAGCTTCCTCAATTTGGTCACCGAGCTCCTTGCGAGTGGAATCAAGTTCACTCTGAAGGTTCTTCATACTATCAAACAGAGCGTGAAGTCTTACATCAATAAATTCTTTACTCAGTGCAGCATCCATCTGAGGCGTAGCCAGAACGGTGTCACCACGCATCAAGGATTCCATGATGTCCCAGCAGAAATCCATGAACGCATCTGCTTTCGGCTGACGTGACAGACGGCAGATTTCCATAACACCACGCAAACTGCAAACAATATATTCACGTTCCTTCGTGATTCCGCCCTCAACTTTCCTCAGTTTGAGGAATGTTGAAAGAGGGTCAAGACGATCCGTATTCTTAACATGGATGTTTTGAATTGCCTTATTAGGATTATTGTACTCTAGCGCTGCACCAATTTGTTCACGAGTCATGTAATACTGATGCTTGTCATTCTGGTACACATCCACATTCAGTACACCAAAGGGCTTAGAGGTTATTACGGTCATAGGATTATTAGTAGTCATTTTTGTTTACTCCCTACACTCACTCTTTAATCATAAGTTGTTCTTTAGTCCATCGCATCATCTTAGTGCATTCATCTGTAGACGTATTTTCCCAGATAAAGACTCTGCCTTCGCCAGTTTCTTTATCAATTTCCGTGCAAGACAAATCAATTTGAACGCCATCTTCTCTCTGAAGATAAATGTAAATTCCTGGATAATCTTTATAATCTCCATCAGCTTCAGCAACCAGTTTTCCAATAGGCGTATCAATTTCAAATCTCTTTTCATTCATATTACCATCTCCTTAGAAGAACTGTTTTATCAAATCTCTACGATTTTCCACCAGTCGTATACGTCACAAGCATCAATACGAATATCACCTTTTAATCGCAAAACACTAAAATTCTGTTCACCGTTTTCATCTTTATAATATTTACAATAATGATTTACAAGAATATCGTCCACTTGTTTGTTCATTTCATTTTCCGCCTCAAGAATCGTATTAAAACCCTTTTTATAAACAACTTCTGGGAGAAATGAATTCTCACCTTTTGCAATATAAATATTGATAAGCAAAAACATTTTGTTTCCTCCTCTTAAAACTGATACTTCCAAAAGATTCGTGCGTTGCCGGTAATATCTTGCAAGCAAGAAATGTACTCCCGGAACGAAATCAGCCCTTGTATTTTTATAACCCATGCTCGCTTTGCACGAACTGCAATCGCTGGATCGTACTTCACAGCATCATCAAATGCACTGTCGGTCATCTTACGTTCAAAGTAACGAATTTCGTTGATATTCATAATCATTTCTCCTCTGTCTCACTCAGTTTCTTTTCAAAATCTTCGAGTTCTTCATAATCTTCATCTGTGAGATAATCGTCGATCTCAATATCCAAAAGGATATAACACTGCGCCTGCAAAGCAACATACGCATCATCCGCACTCATTCCATTTTCAATAAGAACCTGTGCTGCTTCCATGAGTTTATCATTCATAGTTCGTTCCATTTTCTAAAACCTCGATTTTATTTAATTTCAATATTCATTTTGCTAAATAAATATTTAGCAGATTCTTCAATCGCATCAATAGACCAAACATTAGGATTACACACACCAAGAATTTTATCGCCAGAAGCATTGTAACGTGCATCACAAAAATGCCACCAGCTATTATCGCCAGCATCATATTCATAATAAACATCCACATCAATTTCAGGGTGACCATCTACATGATATTTAATCTGATCTTTATCATTAAATGTATCCGGTTTGTATCCACGTCCATTCCATCCAGAAGGATTCATTTTAGAAAGAAAATCTCTTGCAATCTCACGTGCCGTCATAAGTTAATGCCCCCAAAATAAAAGCTTTTTCTGAATCAAAAGGTTTTAGTAACTCACATTTGTTGGTTTCTTCATTAAAAATACCAACTGTCACACCTTCTCTTAACCAATATGAAAGTGTATCAAGAGCTTCCTTAACTTCGTCCACTGAATGATCCCATCCGCAATTTTGGATAATCATAACTCTCACTCCCTTAATTCCTCATTATATTATTATCTTATCCTCACCAAGCGTTTCGGTTTCATACGTTGCATAGACAAGCTCTGTCGGCTTGCTGTAACACATTTTCATCCAGTTAAGTTCTGCGTTACGCAGCTCTTTTGTAGGATAGACTTCATGCCCTCTATATGTATCGCCGTACATAAAGTGTCTGACAGAGTATTCAAGATGGTAATACATTATTTTTCTCTCAGCTCCTCGCACACTTTAGCAATGATAGCAAGACCATTACGACGAAAATCAGCATTGTAAGGATTTTGTGCCATAATATCTAGCGAATGCAACAAATTTTCTAAATCAAGGTTATACTCAACACCTGCTACATCGCAAAGCGTCTCCGTCATTTGTTTAATGTCATATTTTATAGTAATTCTCATAATAAAACTCTCCTTTTACATCAATTTGTTAGAAATATCAAATGCTTTCCATCTGAAACCAAATTCATCCGTCCAAACCTGTGCCTCGAGTTCGTCACTATCATAATAAGCCAGAACATTAGGAAGGTCAGAATACATTGCATGGCATTCTTTCGAATCATCCACGATATATTTCATAACTTCTTTTTCGTTTTGAAAAAACTCAGGCTCAAAAATTTCACCTTTAGAACCACATTTGATAACACACCACATAACTTATACCTTACTAAAATTTGCATTAAAAAGAATCTCATTACCATATTCAGTAAGAGTATCCTTAAACCACTTTTCGTTCTTTTTCCACCACGACTCAGCTTGTTGCGAAGTCAATACAATTCCTTTTTTCTTCGCTGCATCAATAACGTCATCGATACACCAACGAGTTTCAGCAAACTAATACTGATTTACGTCATCATCCTTTTCCTGTTCGTCTTCAATATAGTTATGGCAATAGTTGGTGTAGAAATCCACATCAAAAAGTGTGATAGTCATATCATTGCCGCTTAATTCACGTTCAACGTCAGCTACTTCTTCTCTGAGATACAGCTCAGACATAATACCGTCTTCATGTTCCTGAATCCATTTCTCTGTAATATTGAACTTTTTCGCCAGTTCATCGACCTCAAACACCCATGTGCCATAATTCGTGTTTTCAGTGCCATACTTCACCATATAATCAGCAATCTGACGTTCCATCATATTATCATCCATGGTATTTCCCTCCTAAAATTCAACATTTATCAAAAGCGCCAGCTAGTTGTAACAACCTTTTTTGCTTCGCCTTCTTCGTATTTGTTATTTTTAATAGCTTCTTCTAAACCATTACCTGCATTGTAGGCCATACCATTTTGAACAAGATCATCTCCAAGAAAACCACCACAAGAATCAATTTCAACCCAATTGGATTCGGCGCTTTCTTCGACATCATCTTCTACAAAACCATCCTGTTCATAAAGCGTATACCCATACACTTCACCAGTCAGATAGTTGTTATATGCCTCAACGTCAAGTTCCATATTTTTTTCAGCAATAGCTTTATTCTTTTCGTTAAAGTCAGAAAGAACAGTAACAATCCATCCAGCGCAACTTGAATCAAACGTATCATTGTAAGGATATGTCCGATCTCCGCAGCTCATCGTGATTACGCTGTGTTCGTAAATCCAAAGAGGAAGCCAAACCACTTTCTTTTCAAGCAATTTCATACAATCACGAATGGAAAAATCTCCTCTTGAATACTGAACAAGATCATCATAAAACAGATTTCTCCAAGAATATTCTTCTTCATTTGGAATCCAATCGTTTGACTCAAAATCATTGACGCAAATTGCCCAATAATCATTATCGTCATCCTGGTCGTGATATTGAACTGCACATGTATCAAATAACTTTTTGTTTACAAGTGCATCAAGAACTTCCTTGTCGTCGCAATACTTCCAAACAAGGTTATTCCAAAAACTTTCCGGTGTATCTGCTTCAATAAAGTCTCCAAGTTTATAATTCCCATAAAAGCAAGCCATAATAGAATCATGGTCATAATCACGAGGGTTACACTCTTCGCCATTGTCTGCCCAAATATGTAAACAATAATTTATATCGTTGTCTGTCCATTTTATGGTTTCATTATCATAGCAATATAACATATTTAAAATCTCCCTTTTATCAATCTTTTTCTTTCACAAAAATCATCAGCATATTGAACTCTGGTGTGATGAAGTCAACCGTGTAGCGTCTTGCTTCTGAAATTTCAAGAAGAGAATTATTATTGTAACATTCAATTTCTTCGCCTGAATTACAATCACAAAGCGTAAAGCTAATGTCATCCGGAATAATTGAAAGTAAAGTAAGCAGTTCCATATTCCATCACCTCTTATGCACTAGCCTTTTCTTCAAAAGCGTACCAATCAGACCAAATCTTATCGACCTCGCCATTCTTAAAACCGTTCTTGTAATCAGTGAACTCAACATAATAGTTGCTTGTCCACTCATTCAGATAGTGTTCATAGATGGCTGCGACTCCACGCTTTGTTTCAACGACAAAACTATCAACCAGAACACCTTCAACATAAGCACCAGTGTATTGTGCTTTATTCTGGTGCATCCAACGGCCAAGAGTACCCGCATCCAAATAAAAACGTGTCATAATTCATTCTCCTTTACTCTGCAATCATCATAGCAAGAACCGGCTCGCCAGAATCCTTCAATTGAAGTTCTAGAATATCACCATCATCAACGATTTCGCACTTATTAAGATAATCTTGAAGGAAGAACATCTGACATTCTTGCCAGAAGATTTCTCTCGGGTTTTCGTTCTCATCTACAAATACATCCTTGTGATGGAAAGATCCGTTCCAAACCCAACTTTCACCATCAAAACAAGCGTGGACTTCTCTCAGATCCCACATAGTTAATCCTCCAAAGTTTTAGAATGTCTTAAAATAATAATTTCTTTCATTTCTTCTTTATCTCTTGCGGTAGGAAGAACAAAAAAGGAAGAATACTCTGGAAAATAAAAAGAAATACAAAAACTAAGTATCATATACATGATTGTGAAGTAATGACCTGTTTGTTTGTTCTTGAACTTTGCTCTTCCGATTTTATATTCTTCAGAGTATTCATCTTTAATTAAATCCCACATAGTTAATCCTTCCAAAAGTTGAGTTTCTTTTTGATTGTCATCTCAATTTCGTCTTTATCACCGTCAGATAGAATCTTATTATCGTACTCGGAATAGCAAAACATAACGCTACGGCCATTATATTTATACATAACCATTGCTGTTTTTAATTGTTTGTCACGAAAAAAGGTTGCACACCCAATTCCATATTTTTTAGAATATTCATTTTCAACTAGATCCCACATTTTATCACCTCAAAATCTCCTTGAGCATCTTTACCATACCTTCGTAATCTTTATCATCGGCACCCAGCATACGAACCGTCATATCAAAATCAACTGTCTGACAATCACTGAAATCGTATTGTTCAATATCATTACTACAAGTGTCAGGGTAATGTTCTTCGAGCCGGTCTTTCGTACCACAGTCACAGAAGGTTCCAGAATAATAATCACTGGCCGACTCACCTGTTTTCATATACACACGGATACCATCTGTGACAATCACTTTAGCGAACCGCTTCATATCTTCTGGCGTAAAGGTCTTATCCATAACATCATACGAATAGACCATGTAACAAGTTTTATCAGGCTCATAAATATCCTGTTCCTTATCTGCACCAAACGCTCTAGCGTATCCACCAGCCCATCCACCACAAAACACAAGAATTTCTTTTCCCGCTTCGATAGCTGCCATATATTCCTCTTCAGGAATCGCTACAATTCTTCCGTTAGGAAAAATAAAACCTTCAAATTCTCTCATTTTATCACTCCTCTGCGTCTTTTACCGTAACACTATCAATGTCCGTCGGATTCGGATTATCTGGTTCAATCTCACCGGCAACAAATCTATCTTTCGCAATTTCATAAGCATCATCTTTGTTGTCTGCTTCTACAAACGTTGTGTAAGTAACTCTTGTTTCAATAGTAACGTAATAGCCGTTCATTTTACACACTCCCAACATTCTTGAATCCATAAAGGCTATAACCTTTACATTTGAAATACCGCATCGCTTTGTTAATCTGAGAAGAGCTTGCTGTCGAATGGCTTTTTAGGTATGTATTCTTATATTCACACAGCTTCTTATACTCATCACTTTCACGATGGGCTTTCAGCTTTTTGCAATGGTCGTGGCAACCAGGATAACGCTCCGGTGCCACGCAATAATGGCATGGATCAGTCAATTTCTGCCACCTCCCCAGCTTCATAAAAAGCAACAACGTAGGATTGAGCTATTCTTTTATCCTTCCATCTATACGGAGTAATAATAACCTTGCCGCTCATCCATGTTTGTTCAACATGATACCAGCCATCAATATAAACAATCTTCATTCTTTTGTATTTCATATTCCACCTATCTCATTTATTAGACTTGCACTGATATTTGCGTTCAATCATCTCTGCATCAGCGCAAGTCATACCGTAATACCAACGCACATCAACAACGGATTCAACCCAGTTTCCAGTCTTGCGGTTCTTTATGACACGAACCTCTTCAACATCTTTGTGAATCTGTGTGCCTGGCTTCGGGAGATAAGTCAAAACACTTTCTTCAGAATGTTCCAAATCGTAAGAGCCAACAAATGTGCAATCACGTTTGATCAAATCAAAAATTTTCTTGCGGTTCTGTTTAGACAGGTTTCTCATATTGCAAACTCCTTTTCTCTTGTAAACTTAATCACCAACGCATTCACGTTGGCTGCTTCAATCGTGCTTGCTCTTGCATCCTCGTGATTGCCAGCTCTGAGGAACGAAACACTCTGATCCATCAGCTTACGCCGATATGAAGAAAGAGCTGCGAGAACGATATTCTTTTCAGTGTTGGTCATACAATCTCACTCCAATTTTTATCCTCTACATTGGGACAAAATTTTGTATAAAAATCAACGTCAAAAGTTTTCACATAAAAATTAGAGCCTTCTTGTAGAGTACATTCCACATCAGCAACCGATTCGTGTTCATAAAGTGAATCAAAAATCTCTCCACAATAGGCCGCAACAAACATTTTGCTTACGTTAAATTCTTTTGTGATTTCGTCAATATGAAAAATCCAATTGCCTTCTGTAGTATTTTTTGTACCTTCTTTGACCATCCATTCGGCAATCTGCTTCACAACTTTGCTTTCGTCCATTTTTATCACCTCAATCAAAACTGAACCACTTCATGTTTGACTTTCTCCAGCATCTCTTTCTCTTGTTCTTCAAGACGCTCAACCTCATATAAAACGCTGTGAATACCATAAATAATCAATTCACGATCTCGTTCACGGTTCGCTTTGTTTTCAAGGTTGCTTTTACAACTTCCTTTGCATAATTCGATTTCTCTAAGAACAAGATTATCGATTGCGTATTTTAGAATCCGTTTATCTTTCTCAGTCATATTATCACCTCAATCTTCGTAAAATGCTTTCTTATTCTGACATTTGTAGAATGCAATTACCTCGTGAACATACTCAGGATCGTCATGAATTCGCAACGAAAATACTTCGTTTGCTTTCTTTTTGGTGCATCCAAACTCCCAGCAAAACGCTTCAATAAAATCTCTCCGAATGTTCATTTTTTTGTTACTCCTGCTCCATCGTTACGCAAATCAAAGGCTCATCAGGATATGCTTCTTCGTCAGAAAAACACACACCCTTTGACACCCCCTGACCTGAAGTTCTTTCCAGTCTCCGAATTCAGTATTGGTATACATTCCAAAAACCAATTCGGTATTTTCGTCATAGCCAAACTCTTTCAACTTCTTAATAAATTCAGAAACAGTCATAAACAAACCTCATAAAAGCATGATTTTAAGCCGTTTTGTAATTTGCACAGCTATTCAAAAACTGCAACACTTCATCTGGGGAGAGATACCCAGCAACATCATCACAGGTGTCGCAGAACTTATTTGTAACCCATTCGTCGTTTTCATTCCATGCGGCCACTTCTGCTGTATTAGAACTTGCTTCTTTTGAGAAAGAGAAGTCTTTACTAAAATAGTTATCGCAGTAATTCCCAGTTCCCCACTGGACGCTTGCAGTAATACCATTTGCAAAAGTCATATTGAATCCTTTATTTGAGGTCGAATTAAACTTCTTCATACCTAACACTCCTTTTATTTACCACGTTTCATCAATTAACGTGTCGTGAATCCAGCCCAGCTTATCAATCAAGTCGGCCCTTACATAGTTGTTAAAATTAGGGTCTTCCTTAATTCTCTTGAGAAGTAAAGAGCAAATCTCATCATAATTCATCTCATATTTGAGACCGTACTTGTCGTATAATTCGGGAATGTTATATTCTTTATCCATAATGCTATCTCCTTTATTTCACTCTTACGCAGAAATCATCGTCGTAAAGTCCAAACGATACGATTTCTTTGCCGAGTAAATCTTTATGCTTTTCTTTTTCGTCCATAAATTCAAAGATTTTGGTTCGTGCATTATACAGACGATTCAAACTATTGTCGTTGATGATGATATATTTGTTCCAATCATCAAACAGATTAAGCAATGTCCCCACTTTCATAGCACCATCTCCTTTATTTTCATGTGTGTATTCGTTCATGCTTTCGCATTGGTAGCGGTTATGTCTGCCCTAGTACCGCTAATCACCTAGCATCTGCTGCTTATACCACCCAGACTTGACTTCTTATGTAGTCCTCAATATCTGCCGGGTATCCATTGCGCTGGATATACTGACACAGAACACGCTGCACATCTTTGTTATCACCGTAATCCATTGCAATAGAAATATCCTCGCCGTTTGTCCCAACACCCAAACGCTCATATTTCCTGACCTCAAGATAGAAATCATGAGCACTGTAGTGTCTGCCGTCCTTACGGTCAAGAATAGAATCAATGATCATTCTTCATCCTCGCTTTCCATATAACCTTCATCAACCAAAAACTGATGGAAATCCTCGTTCAAAAGCTGATTACCAAAGAAATTTGCAAACGCTCTTGCAACATCCTCACCGGACATCTCAACCAGCACGTCCCACATCTTTTCCTGAATATCAGTCATTTTCTTCCACCTCATAATACTGAAAAACACAGTCGTACATCATGTTCCCCGTAATCTGATCCACGAATTTTGCACAATGAAAGTTCATCGTATACCCATTTTCATCACACCATTCAGAAATAATTTTTGTAGTCAACGGTGTTACAAAAACATAAAGGTCGGACATATGATGATAAATTTCTGCTTTCGGATATCCGGCATCCAAAAGTCGTTCAAGCAACGTCTTACGCATTTTCTTCCAGCTCCTTTACAGTCTCATCATCCCAATGGAATCCACGCTTTTCATAAAGCGGAATCCAATGAGATTCGTAAAAGTCGTAGCCACAACCATCAATGCCGAAAACGTACTCAAAATCCTCTTGCTTATAGATACGGAATCCGCAATCTGCCATTTCCTGAAGATGATTTTCAAGCCACCAGTTATCACACGAATTGCCAAACTGCCACATCGTTCCCCACATCGGAAAGAAGTCGTCACGCTCGACTTCAAAATCATCTTCTCTGACATCAACTTCCTCGCCAGTGCCGTCGAGACAAATTTTGTAAGTGTTGTCATCTTTGTTGTAGCTCCGAATCTCACCATTTTTGCCATAGTGGTCACCGCTAAAGATATAGACATGATCACAGCAAGACGGCGGCGTGATTTCGGTAATGCCTTCACCATTCTCTTCCAAATCGACCTTGGCGAGCTTTTCAATAACGCTCTGAGGAATCGCATTAAACTCCTGAATCCATGCATAAGCTGCATCTTTCTTAGTTTTGTACATAGCCATAGCAGTTGACTCTCCTTTTTTGTATCCTGTATTGTATAGCTATATGGTAAAAATAAAAGTCCTATGACGGACTGCCCTTTCTAGCTATAGAATACAGGATACTACTGATTTTGTCAAGCACTAAAATGTAGATTTTATTAACGTCGTATTTTAGCGCGTTGATACGTTTCTTATTCATGACAATTTTGTGAATGTACGGTCAAGCCATACCAAATAGCTCCATTCCGGCAATACCCATGTCTGCCGGATACAGGTTTACAACACGATTATCATAAAACTCTGCAATCAAGTTGCTATTGCAGATGTCTGTATAAGCATCATCCATGGACAGACCAGAAAAATCTTCTGCGTTGTATTCATCATTGCCAGGGAACCCGTATAATGCTTCCTGATAGAATGCCCTCGTCATTCTTGTTTCATTACCATCAGGAGTAACGACAAACAGATTCGTTAAACCATTCTGACCAAAGACTGCAACACAGATACCGCCTGCATTGTTCTCATACACTTCAACAGTAGCACGCATTTTTTATTCTCCTTTTCTTATCAGTGACCCCAACGGCAAACGACAACGCCGTTGATCCAGATGGAAATGTTTGCACCCTGCCGATACCACTCGACAGCTTCACGATGAATGTTAGTGATAACACCTGTTTCATCGTTCATAAACCATTGACCTTTTTTCATCTTGTGTTCTCCTTTACACTCTCATGCACTCATCAAGATAGATTCGTTTACCGAAACACTTGACGTATGCTCTGCCAGACGGTGCATAGATGATTTTCAGATGATGATAACTATGATATTTCTCATCTTCACACAGCGCACCAGACATACCATAAAGGTAATCGTTAATGCCGTATTCGATATCGCCATGAATCTGAAAACCACCACAACGGCTATAGCTGCTATCATAAGCGGTTACAGGATGGCTCTTGCAATATTCTCTTGCGGTCATATCAAACTCTCCTTAAAACATATCTTTTACGATGATTTCAGCACTAGGATAATACTTTCTTACGCATTCCACGGCTTCTTTTGCGTCTGCCACAATGAGTTTGCAGCATTTGTTCCCGTCCATGATATACGCGCTATAATTCTCGTAAGTGGTCATCTTCCACCAACCAAAAGAATTGAAAACAATAATCTTTTTTATTAGTTCAACCATCCTTTCCATTCTGCCACACCCATAGCGATAGCACCCAGAACGAAAAACCACATCATGGGGGCAATACATCCGGCCTGATAGGCGGAGTAACCAAAGAACATTAAGAGACTTTTCATTTTAATTTTCCTTTCTGCCGTGTGAATCTGATTTATGCGGCTTTTGTGTTTTCTGACGTGTTTTCATTTTGTATATTTGCACAATATTTGCATATTTATGCAAAACAAGGCATAAATAAAACGCCTTGCGATAAATTCACAAGACGTTGTTGCCAGGGTTATAGGGTTTATTAGTTGGATTCTAACGGCTCTGCTAGGGAAACAATCAATTCACTATGAACAATTTTTTTCAAAAACTGAGAAACGTTATCGCATTCAAATTTTGCAAGAAAGTCATTTTCAAGTGTTTCACCCTCTTGCAAAGTAAGAGTGCAAGTCTTTTTCCACTGATAAGAGGCGTTTTTTTTCTGCCGCTCGCGCATCGCTGTAAGAATTTCTTCTTTGCTCATATTATCATATTTGCTAGGTCTGCCCACAATCGCACCACCTTTGTTTTTCATTGATGGTACAATTATAGCATGGTTCTGCTGTTCTGACAAGGGATTCATAGCCATACTATCACCTTGTCTTTTTGCCGGACTTGAGCGGGAAAACAGGCTCAAGAGGACGCATATCACCACGGAACTTTCCTAATCCGCTGCCGTCCATATACTCTGCCGTTCTATTCCGGCAACATCTGACCGTTCCATTCATATCAATGGATTCACCATATATACGTTTAGAAAGATCGTTGTATTCTGCCGTATAAAAGTTAGGCTTTGCCCGCATTGCTTTTGTGTGTTTGCTAGGTTTGTGCCCAGCTGAATCACGGTTTTTCTGTGCGGATCGAATTTCTTGCCATTCCTTGCGCTCTGATTTACGTTTGTTTTCACGCTCTACAATGCGCATTTCTGCCTTTTGTTCTGCCTTATGATTCCAGTATGTGAGCGTGATTTTTCCGTCATTTGCAAGGCTTTTCACGCTCTGAGAAATAGCAGATTCAAGCATAGCCGAATAGATATTTTTAACGATTCTGCCGTTTTGGTAGAACACAAAAGGCATTTTGTTGAAAGAGTCCATTTTAGGCATTGAAACAAAGACAAAGTTATAATTCTCTGCTTTGATTGTTCCGTAAATGGAATTTGCCGGAACAGATACACCATGAAATACTACAGGTGTATTCTTTTGGTGCAAAGAAATTTTCATTGTGTTCACTTCCTTTTCTGAAATAGGCGCACTTTCTGTGCGGAATTACATCGGTTATTTGGTTAAAAAGCTCTTGCGCCACGTCAAGGCAAACCGATTTTGCAAGAGTAGGGCCGACTATTGCCAGCCCCAAAGGTATTCTGGTTAGATATAGCTTACTTACTTTGCTTTCTTAAAAAAGGCAGACTTGCTCTGAAGATCGTATGCACGGGAACGCTTACCGGTAGATTCATCAAACGACAGTGCATAGCCGATAGTTACAATAATTTCATCAATCAGTGCGTTATCGTTCAGCGTGGTAACAGTGCCCATTTTTGCCTTAGAGTATGCCGTCTTGATATAGGCCATATCACAAGAAAGTGCTTTTGCCGTCAAAGTTTCGGGTAGAATAGCGTTGTAAATTGCCTGCAACTGCGCAAGACGTGTTTCTTTGTTGTTCTTGTTGCTAGTAAAGCAATCAAGCTTTGCATTCTTGAGTGCGTCAAGCATTTTTTCGGAACGAACAGGCTTGTTTGCCGTCAAATCAGTGCAAAGGGATTCAGCCATAAAGCCATTAAACAGCATAATAAGTTTGCCGTAAAAGTCGGAATTGCAAAGCGTATCATACTTTTTGCCCGTGGTATCACGATAAACCTTTTCCAGTTTTGCAAACTTGATACGCATAGCGGATTCAGTCAATTCATATTTGTCGGTTTTGTCGTTCTTTTTACCGCTGAACTTATGGCCGGTATAAGTCGGATTTACGCAATAGGTGCGAAACATTTCATCCCGTTCCATAGCAATCAAAACCTTGCATTTATCGGTGCAAATGGATTCATTTTCTGCCTTGTTGTTGTCCGCAATGGCCTTAATTAAATCAGCCGTTTCGTTGCCGTTTGCCGTTGCCATTTCAGCGGAATTGTTGAGCAATTCCAGCAATTCGCGTGCGCTGAAAGAATCGGTAGTTTTGTTCTGAATAGCGGTGCGGAATTCGGGCATAGTGATAGCTTTACGCATAACAATCCTCTTTTCTAATTTTCTGAATTGTGTGTATATTCGATGGTTTTGCGTTTTAGCGCAAACTAAAACCCACAAACCAGACAAAACGCCTTACTTGTGGGCTTATGGTTTGCCCTAAATAGGGCAAAGTATGTATACCTTTTGCGTCTGTTTAATTTACTGGAAAACAGATAGAAAACCTTTACTGTATAGCCCTTGCAAACTACACTTGACTTTGTTACAATAGATAATGGTATAAACCATAAAAGCAAAGTATAAACTTTGCAATGTGTAACACATGGATATAAACCCATAAAAGTTAGTTTGTAGTTTGTGCAAACTGTGCTTTCTTTCTTGCCCTTACTTGCCTAGTCTTGCAATGTATGGTCATTGTCCTCTTTTCTGTACAACGGTTTTGTGTGCATACATTACGTTCTAGTATCCGGTATTTTGCGGATTGTTTGCCCTCTAATGCCTTAATCGGACAAACGGCTTTTTATGGTTTTTTCGGCTTGCATTGCCAAAACCAAAACAGTGATTAAACGGTCAAGCCGTGTTTCCTGTTTTCCGTATCTTTCTAACCTATACGGTAGGATAGCAAGTGTGTTTGATTGCGTGCGGAATGCACGATTGACGCCCATTTGCAAGCGTTGCATTTTCTGAATCGGTGCTAGCTACACCACCGAATTTTTCCGACTGAATCAAACTTTCTAGGTGCTTTACCGTTCCGGTAGACTGCTGATTTATAACCATGATGGGCTTGTTGCACTTGCCTAGATTGAGCAGAAACATTTTAGCCGTTTCCACAAAGATTGATTCAGTTTTCAAAGTTCAGTACAATCCTTGCTAGGTTCCTTGCTAGGTTCCTTGCTTGATTGTGGCTTAATTATAGCGGTTCCTTGCTAGGATGTCTATGTACAAAAGTTGCAATTCATGCACAAAAGTTGCAAGAATTATAGATTTTTAGAAAATAGCGATATATCGTTATAAATTATATTTTGGCAAGTCGTGGGTGTTTTTGGCTGGAATAAGGATAAAATATAATATATAATTACCTTATAAGGGAAAATAGAATTG